GTCGTCGAGCCCCCCCGGCTGCACGCGCTCGAGGTCGAGCGGGTACGTCGAGCGCTGCGGCGCGAACGGGCTCGTCGGCTCGGCGGGATCGCCGTCGAGCGATCGCGCGGGCGGCTGCGACTTGGCTGCGGGCATGGTCGTATCCTACCGTCAGGCGATCCCGCCGCCCATCTTTTTGTAGATGTCCGTCACCACGGCGTAGAAGTCCTCGTATTCGCCGCCTTCCGCCGCCTCCTTGGCGCGCTCCCAGATGGCCTCGTCGGCGACCCACGCCGGGGGGTTGTGCGCGGGATCGACTTCGAGACGGCCAACCGCTACATCACGCACGGCCATCTCAACGAGGCGTGCCAGCGCTTCTTCCTCGGGGAGCCCCGCTTCGATCTCGTCGGCCAGCGCGTTGAACTGCTCGGCGTAGGACCGCAGCCCGAGCGCGAGATTCGGGACCGCTTCGGTCTGCGGCGTTGCGTCGCGCAGCCGCGCGAGGTTCTCCGATTCCATCTCGCGCTCGAGATGGCGGCTTGCCCAGTCGGCCAGCGGTTCATCCTGCGCGGCGAACATCGCGATCTCACCGTGCTACGCGGGGACCAGCGGTGTCAAGGACGGCACGGCCGGCTGCACGGGGCCCGGGCCTTCGCCGCCGGGCTTCGTCGTGGCCGAGTCGTCCCATTCAGGACGCCATGGAATGGCGACCCCACGATCATTACTTCGATTCGGGGGCATGAGAAATTCGACGGTCTCAACGACGACGCCCTTGCTGTTCTTGCGCTCCCACACGAAAGGCTTGTTCACCGGCTGAACTTGACCGTGCAACTCCTTCGAGTCCTCACCCGTGCGGTCGTCGAACGTTTCGATCAACTTCTTCTGCATCCCTGGCAGATCATCCCGCACCATCGCTTCCATCGTTCGTTGCTTCACGATCCCGTAACTATACGACAGCTCTGTTCTGACTATCCGCTCGGCCCGCCAGCGCTGGCCATCGAAGATCCCGTCCACGCCCGCCACGCGATCGACCGCCGCGTCCACGCCTTCCCCCGTCACGATCGACTGCGCCATCTCCAGCTTGATCTTCTCGACGACGGGTCGCGTGTAGAGCCGCACGGACTTCTCGTACCGATCGAGTAGCGACGGCTGGACGCGCTGATAGATCCCGCGCAGCACGGCGGCCTGCTCGACTTGCAACACGGGAGTGTGGCCCGTGAACTTCTGCTCGAGCTTCTTCGTCGCCGAGATCAAGTGCCGCGCTCCGAGCGTTCCCGCGAGCGCACCTTGCTTGGTCAGATGCACGGCAAGTTCCTGCTCGAACGTGCGCAGCCCGTCGCGCACCTGGAGCAGCATGATCCGCAGATGGTGCGCCGTGAACGCCTGGCCGCGGCCCTGCGCGCGCAGCTTGGCGAGCCGTGTCTCGAGGTCGGCGCGCGCCGCCTCGTACACGCCGCGCATGCGTTTGACCCCGCGCAGTTCGATGACCCCGCGGAGCTGTGCGCGGTGCAGGCGCAGGACGTCGGTCACCGCGGACGGCATCTATCGCCCCGGCATCGGCGGCGGCTCTTTGCCGGCATCGATCGCGCGTTCGCGGTCATGCACCGCATCGTGACATTTTTCGCAAAAAATCGTGAGGAACCGATCGTCTTTCGGCCCGTCGGCCTTCGTCGCGGCGGCGCGGATCTTCGGATTCTTCCAGGCGTCAGGGTCCTCGAAGATTTCCTTGGGGTGCCCGCTCTGATGGTCAAGTTCGAGGTCTTCCTTCGGCGTCGGGCAGTGCGGATTCGAGCACCGCCACTTGGCGGCGCGGAACAGCGCAAGGGCCCGCTCCGGCGGCACGCCGCCTTCGCCTTCGTGTGCGAGCGTCACGCCGTGCTCTTTGGCCTCCGCGCGGATCTGCTCGAGCACGGCGGCCTTGTCTCGCGAGGTGCCGCGCGCGCGACGGTCGGCCAGCACACGCCGCCGCGCCCAGCGCTCGTATACAGGGGGCACGGTGCTACCCGCCTGTGTTCTGCACCGGAATCGGCGGCGCGTTCAAGTCCTGCGCCCGCGCGACCGGGACACCGCGGCCTTCGGTCGGGAACGCGGCGAGCGACCCGTCCCCGCCCATCGCCTGCTGGAACTCGGCGAAGCCCCCCAGCTCGGCTTGTGTCTCCGGCGATACCTCTCCGCGCATGGCGTCGTAGCCCGTGGCCGGGACGAGGTCGGGGACCGTGCTCATCAGCTCGGCGTACGTGTCGCGGTTGCCGGGCTTGACGAGGTGACACGACGATGCGAACGGCAGCACCTTCGCGGGCGGTCGCCCCGGATGCGGAACCGTCATGTTCGGCTGCGGCGCGTAGAACACGGCACCGTTCGGCTGCCGCGGCGGGGCCTGGATCGCGGATGCCGGCGCGGGTGCCTGCACGGTCAGCGGCACCAGGATGTATCCGTGTTGCGGATGGATCGCGTAGCCGTAGCCCGGCGGCGGTGCCGGCAACGTCGGCGCGGCAGGGGGCGGTGCCGCTCGCTCCACAGGATCGGCGGGGGTGTGCCCGGCCCGCGAGACGTGCCGTGCGGCCCACGCCGTGAAGCGGTTCTCAGCCATGGCCCTATGTTACTCCCGTGCTCCCAGCTCCGCGACTAGGCGCGCCCAGTTCGCGGGCTCCGCGCGATCGTCGATGTAGACGTCGGCCGGCGGCTTCCCTGGCGCCTGCCACACCTCGTCGAACAGGCGCCACAGCCCTTCGGATTGCAGAAAGCCGCGCATCTCGACGAAGCGGCGCCACTGATCCGAGATGCGCGGGTTGACCTCCCCCGTCCGGTAGAACGTGGCGACCTCCTCGTCCACGACCGGGCCCGGGTCCATGGTCGTGCAGCGGGCGCTGTGCAGGATGATCTGGTGCCCCGCCGCCTTGAGCCGCGCGAGCGCCTCCCGCGCGCCGGGCACGTACGCGAACGGCGGGCCGCCTACTCGAACGATCGTGCCGTCGAAGTCCACGCTGAGACGAAGCACTATGGCTTCCCGCCCTCACCGGCCGCGGGTGGCGGTGGTTCGCTGGCCACAGGCTCGTCGGGCAGAACCGGCCCGCCGTCGCCGAGCGCCGCGGACATCTCGGCCTCCTGCTCGGCCTTGACCTTCGCGAACACGGCGGCCGTGTCGCGGATGTCGAACACCGACGCGATCTGCTTGATGGCGCTCTCCGCGTCGATCAGCCCCGCGCCTTTCGCTGCCGCGACGGTCGCGACCGCCTTCTGCTTGTCGTCTTCGGTGGGTGTGAAGTACGCGCCCCACTTGATGCGGATGTAGCCGCCGGGTCCAAGCGCGGGCGTGACGAGCACGCCGTTCTGCTTCTTGGGCGGCAGATTGAACTCGTACTTTCCGATCTTGCCCTCGCCCAGGTTGACGGTGCCGGTGAACTTCCGCGCGATCTTCTCGATGATCAACAGGAGCGGCAGCACGCCGAGATCGCCGTACTGCGCGCGCAGGTCGTCCGCCTTCTCCAACATGGGCGCGTAGATGTACTCGATCGCCTTTGCCGACTGCGCGGCCCCCGAGATCGTCGCGGGGTCCACAAGCACGCACCGGATCACGGTGAGGATGTTCTGCTTGGTGAGGTCGCAGAGCTTCATGCCCGCATCGACGCCGCTACCCGTGATCTCCATGTAGTGCGCGTTCCCGCCGGTGCCGACCATCAGAGCGTTGTCGCTGCCCTTCAGGATGCCGCCTTGCGCGCTCACGACTTTCGGGTCCACGGAGATGACCGGTGTTGGGTCGAGGTTCAGCAGCACGGCCTTGTTCATCTGCGAGACGATGCGGTCGTACAGGTCGAACCCTTGCCAGGCGCCGTGACAGTCCGGGTCGCCGTCTTCCTGGTCGAGCACCGGCAGGTTCTGAATCCAGACGCCGGGGAAGAAGCCGAGGTTGTGCACGACTTCGGACTCGACGATCCAGTCCATGGTGGCCCCGGGCTCGAGCCGCACGGCCTTGTAGACCGTGTCGTCGTTTTCCGTGAGGATCCGACGGTAGAGGTACTCGACCGTGCGCGTCCCTTTCACCTCGCCCGTTTTCTCGTCTGCGACGTCTTCCTCGACGGTGTACTTGTAGAGCGTGAGCAGCGCCATCGGTGTCAGCGTCCGCCGATCCTTCCAGACGATCTGGCAGTGCTTGGGGTTGTGGACTTCGAGACAGAAGCGTCCATCGCGCAGATGGACCGTCACCATCACGGAGCCGAGCGCCCCGCCCATGGTTCGCGCCTCGCGCATCTTGGGCCAGAACCGCATCTGCTCCATGGCCGCGAGAAGGAAATCCTCCGTGGCTGCGTCGCCTTCAACGGTGATCTCCGGTCGTCGGCTCTCGCTGAACAGCAAGCCTGTGAAGCGATCGACTGCGGCCTTGCAGAGATTGAACGGACTCGTAGGCCGCTTGACCCGCACCGACAGGCCGAGCGCCGGCTGAGTGAATCCGTACGGGACTTGAATCTCGGGCGAGACCGTCTCCATCTGGTCGGCCGACATTCCCCACCAGTCGTGCGTCAGGTGGTTGTAGTGCGTGCACGCGTAGAACGACTCGTATCGGTTGAGCTGCCGGAACCGCCGCGTCTCGCCGATGATCGCGTTCTCGTACAAGAACCGCTTGATCTCGGGGTTGCGCGGGATCGGCCGCTGCGGTGCCGGCCCGCCGACGAGCGTGCTCATCGGGCCATCCTACCAGAACCGAGCACGCGAACGACCGTGCGCCAGGCCCAAGCCCAAAGGCGCGACCACCACGAAGGCAACAGCACCGGCTCCGGGCGCACGAGAAGCGCCAGCGGCACGTCGCCGTAGGACGGACCCTCATCGGGGGCCGTCGTCGGGTACAGGATCACCGTCTGCGGGGCAGGCTCTTGGACAGCAGCAGCCCCGCCATCTGTGCCCGGCGGCGCAAGCGGCACTCCTCGATCCACGTCACGAACTCCTCGGGGCCGGGGAATCCCCCCAGGATCTCGTCCTCGGTGAACGCCAAGCGGAGCTGCGTGTTCCGCCACAGGTCGTCCTTCTGCAATCGCCCGTCGATGCGCGGCAGGTACTTGGCCGGGACGAAGCTGAAGCCGGTGTTCTCGAGCGCCGCGCGGTAGTCGATGATCTTGCGGCCGGAGATGGCCGCTTCGAGATGCTCGCGGCGCAGCTTCGGGTCGAAGGCCGGCGTCTGGTTGACCGAACCGTGGTCCTGCCCGCGGGCGATGCGGGCCAGCGTCTCGCCGAAGGCCGCCTCGTCGAACCGCGGGCCGGCCACAACTCAGTCGCCTTTGGCGCCGAGCGGAGTGAGGGGGTCGGCCTCGACGTGCTTGGGCTCGGTCTTGACCCCGGCGTCGAGCCGCGGCTGCGGCTCCGGCTTGGCGGTCTCGGCCGCTTCCTTCCACTGCTTCTCGTTCGACATGCGCGCGATCCTACTACATCTTGGTCCGGTCTACGGGCGGCCCCTCCATTTCACGTCGGCGCGCATGGATCTCGGGTTCGGTCATGACGCCGGGCTTCGTGGCGAACAGGGCCACGTAGTCCGTCTCCTTCATCACGTCATCGTGAATCTGCGCTGCCAGCGGCGACGAGGCTACGATGGGCAGACGCTTGAAGTCGGCCGTGGCCGCCGCCACGGACGAGACGCCCTTCTTCAGCAACACGACCTCGAAGGACTCAGTGTGCACGGGGTAGTTGGGATCCATCTTTTCCTTTCACGCGCGCCTGCACGAGGGTGACCAGCGCCCCGTCAAGGCGCTCGAGGGTCCCGCGTGCCGGCGAGACTTGACCGTTTTCGACCCGAGTGATCTCACGCGCGCTCACGCCCGCGGCCATGGCCAGCTCGCTGAGCTTGACCCGGAACACCGCGCGCAGAAGGCGCAAGGATTGCACTCCATCGACTGTGCCAGCGTGTCTCGAAAGGGTCAAGGCGTGATGACGCCGTCATCCTCCACGTCGATGATCCCCTCGCCCGGCTTGAATCGTTTCGGGAGTTTCTCGATGTCTTCAGCTTCGCGGCGCAGCGCCTCCCGAAACCACGACGCCACATCATCGTCCGTGTGCTGCGTGGGGAGGTCTTTCGCGGGCGGTTCCTTCGGTATCGTCATGGTTCTTCTGCCCTCCGGGTACGAGCCTGAAATTCTGCGTACAGACCGGCGTTGTGCACGGTCTCCTTCCCCCCGCGCCATGACCAGACCGAAACCGGATCTTTCTCCGTTGTGTTCATGATGTCGGCAGAATCCGCTTCGCGCATGACCCTTGCCATGCTGGCAGGGACGTACTTGTGAATCTCGCGAATGTCCTTTTCTGCGACGCTGCGTCCGGTCTGCTCTGCACGCTTGGCCGCACGCTCAACGGCCAAGTTCACGTCTAGGTCAGCACCGAGGACCGTCACGTGATACCCATCAGCCTTGAGCCGACGGATCAGCCCGAGGTATTCCTCGGCGTTCCTACCTGTGCCGTCTACCAGCATGTTCTTTCGCTGCGCGATCGCCGCATCTCGAATGGCGCGCCCCAGGTATGACGATTCCGCGTGCACCTTGAACGCAGCATCGCGCGTGCTCACTCCCTGATGCCCCGTGTGATCGATGCCCGTAAGGAACTCGGGCAATTTCGATTTGACCTCGTCAGAATCGACGTGCACGAACTCGCTCTTGTCCACGCCGCGGGTCATGGACGACTTGCCGGACGCGGTGCCGCCCATCATGAGAATGGCTCGGGGCCGCTTGTCGGCGGGGACGGGATCAACATGGTCGAGAAATTCGGCCTTGATGTTCTTGTGCAACCGCGCGCGCGCCTGGTCCGTGACGCGCGCGCTAGAGTCCTTGTACGGATCCTTGTCCATGTACTTCGTCCACGTCGGTGGTGTGCCGGCAGTCTCACGCCATTTGCGGGCCGCCGGGATCGGGAACTTCGTCGCCGCGCGGTCTTCGATCTCTTTCGTGATTGCCCCAGGCCGTGGATCGCGCGCGCGTCCTTGATCCTTGAGCTTCTTCGCCGCCAGTTCTGAAACCCAAAAAATTTGATGGTGCTGCTTCCCCGCGCGCGTGACTTCCTTCTCGACCGGCACGAGACCTGCGCGCGGCCCGGCGTAACGACGACGCTCATTGAACCCTGCGGGTAGTCGAAGGCGCCGCTTTGCCCAGCCGGCTTGTTCGTTCTCGGGCACGTCTGCGAGCGTATCACGCCGCGAGCTTGTCCTTGATCTGGCGCGCCGCCTCGAGGCACGTGATGCGAATCCACGTCGAGAGCGGTAGACCCACGTGATCCGCAGCCGCCTCGAGCATCTTGCGCTCGGTCGGGTTCATGCGGACCTGGAACGGTTCGCGGTCGATCTGCTTCTTCATGATGCCCCCTCCGTGGGGTAAGTGTGGGCACAAACCCAGTTGAACGTCAACACAAAAGCCGGCTAGAGGAAAGGAACATGAGTCTGCTCAAGGAGCGCTAGGACCGCGGGGTCGTTCACCGCAAGCACTGCGAGCTTCGCTCCGAGCCGACAGCAGGCCGCGTGAAAGCCTTCCGCAAGATGATTCGACTCGAAATGGTGTGAGAACTCGTGCAGCGCGAACTCGACTAGCGGCTCGACGTTGCGGGTCTGGATCGCTACGTGTAGCCCTCGGTCGCCGTAGTTCACGCGCAGGAAGTGTTCCGTTCGGCTGTACGTCCCGGCGAAGCCCCATCCGCGGTCGTTCACGACCTGGACGGTAGGGCGCACGTCAAGCAGCGCGAGGCCGAGGCGTTCGAGCAGCGCAGGCGTGCGCGAGGTTGGCGAAGCCATCCGGGTGATCATCTTGCACGGACAGGTTGACGAGAGCGCGGCCCTCGACCGGGTGCAGGTCCACGTGCACCTGCGTGACGCCCGAGCAGTCCCAAGCGTTCTGAAGCAGCTCGTGGAGGATGAACGCCTTGCCTCGGCGCTCGACCAGCTTGGCGAGCCCTTCCTTGTCCACGTCGAACCAGCTTGCTTGCTTCACGATGTTTCCTCCGTCCTCACGAGGCGCACCGCGCGGTCGGGACGACCTTTGCGCGTGGCGGGCTTGTGTTCTTCGCAGCGCTCGATGGAGCATGGTATCGACCTATCAACATTGAAGCGCCGGCCCAGGCAGATCCAATACGGCTCACCTTGCTGAAAATGTCCGAGCAGCCGGTAGGTCGCGTCTCCGGCTGCCTCATAGATGTCCGGCCGCTGTCCCCGAAACTGGAAGCGGTCGCCGGGGGCGAGGTCGTGCAGTTTCACGACTGCACCCCCGCCACCGCTACGCGCGGCTCACGGTCACCACGAACGCGCAAGCGCGGCTGAACAAAGGCGCGCACGCGCTCAAGTTCGACGGTCTCGGGGTCGCCGCCCGCCATCACGCCGAGCGCATCTGCGAGACAGTCTAGGAGCGCGGCCTTCGAGAGCCCTAGCAAGTAGTTGTGAACCTCTCGCTGCATGGGCGTCGTGACCCCTTTCTTCAAGCCGCGGCCGAGCGTCATGTCGCCACTCCCGCCACCGCTCGCGCGGTCTCGATCGAACCCGGATTCCTGTACGCCTGCCAGCACCCCAGGCTCGGCGTCCAGCGAAATCCGCGCGACTTGAGCCGCGTGCGGACTTCCACCGCAGGCTTCCCCGGGAAGAACAACCGCACGCGGTTCTCGGCCGGAGCGTCTTCGAGCCGTGCGTTCGCGCCTTCCGCGCTTGTGTCGGGCGTCGCCTGCACCCGCTCGACCACCACCGCGCGGCCCTTGAGCCGGCGGATGTTCGCGGCGTTGTTCGTGAGCAGGTAGTTCGGAAAGCCGATCCGGCCGGCGAAGTCAGGCAGGAGCAGCTTGCGCGCGACGATCTCTCCGATCTCTCCGTGTCCGAGTGCGACCAGGGCCGCGACCTGGGCCTCGGGGCCTTCCTTGGCGTGCGCTCGGATTGCGGCGTTCGCGGCCTTCATGACTTCCTGCTGGCGTTCGTAGGAGGCGCGCTCCTGTTCGGCGCGTTGCTCGGGGACGAAGGACGTGCCTCCGTGCGCGCGGCGGGCGAGGTCTTCGGGGATGTCGTTGACGAAGTCAGTGGTTTCCATGTTCAGGCTCCTTTCTCGACGCGCTTCCATGCCCACGGGGACTTCCCCGCAAACTTGACCGCAGCTTCTTTCAGGAACTTCGGCGCGCGCTCGATCTTGCCGTCGCCGTCGATCCTGAAAGTACCCGCGCGCCGCGCCCAGCCGTTCGAGAGCATCTTCATGACGGCGCCAGTGATAGCCCCATCGTCGTGCTCCTTGCGGCTTACCTCGAAGAAGTACCCGGCGTCCCCCTCGTGCCACGCGTTCGAGGAGCCGCCCGCCGCGACGCACGCAGCGCCCCAGGCTTCCAGAACCAAACCCGCTTCTTTTCTGCATGACCAGCCCATTTCGTTCCTTCCTTTCTGTCTCCATGATTAGTATACGCGCCGTATGGCCGGCGTCAACACAAAAACAACCGTGCTTAGACACGGTGCATAGACGCAGCGCACACACCGCGAACCGGCCGGTACAGGGCAGATTTGTGTTGACGGCGCCAGTACGGCGTCTATACTGATTATGGAGGCAATGAGAGATGGAAAAACGACTTGAGATGCTGGAGCTTGCGGCGGCGATCGAAGCTTTTCGCGTGGCCCTGATCGCGCGAGACGCGATCGACGAGCCCTGCTTTTGCGGCTCCGCGGAATGGGTTGCGGCACACGAGAAGGCGCGCGTCGCCGCGTGTCGGAAGCGCGCGGCCTACAAAGCGGTCTATGACGCGGGCTTGCTGCCGCGCCCATACTGGTTTTGAAAGGAAGGGAACCATGAGTCTGCTCGAAGAACTGATGAAGGAACCGAAACCCGAACACGGTGCTTGCCCCGGGTGCAGCGCACCTCGCGCCAAGCAGAAGCCCCACAAGGTGGTGGCCGGGGTCTTCGAGTGCACCAGGTGCAAGGCGGTGCACGGCCGCTGCTACCTCGGCGACAGCTACGGGATCGTCAGGCCCTGGTTCTCGTCCAGGACTGACCTGAAAGACGCGGTCTACTTCGACTTCGAGACCGTCGGCAGCGAGGGGCTCGACCGCCGCCACGGCTGGTACGACCCGGCGACCCGCTTGGTCTTGCAGATCGGGTGACGAAAATGGACACCGAACACAGGAGGAAGACGACGATGGAAACGAAGAATGAAGTCCCCGCGCACCTCGTACAGTTCCAGCACGAAAACTTCGGGGTCGGCGCGTGCCTGACGGCCGCACGCTACGCCGTCGCGCACCCGGACGAGACCGTCACGCTGGAACTATGGAAGCACGATGGAGCATGGACAACGGTGAGCGTCTTGCGCTTCGGCTTCACGCGGCTGAACGGGAGCAAGACCGTCCGCTGGGCCAGCGAGCACGGGCGCCTGACCGGCGCGGGAAGCCACGCGATCCTTGCCACGGGCCGCGTCGAGACCGCAGAGCAAGCCGCAGTCGAAACGGCGCTGGTGCTCGCGAACGAAGCTGGGCGCCAGCACGCCAGCCCGGCATGGGTGCAGACGTGAGCGACCCAGCCGCCGCGCCGGCGCCCAACCTGCCGCCCACCCTGGACTTCGACGACGTGGTCACCGTCGAAGCGAACGAGAAGGGCCTCGGCGCCTACACGCGCCACTACGGCGTGCGCATCAAGCACGATCACCCTGGGGGGTCATGGCGACGTGACGGCGAGGTATGGGTCTCGCCCGGCATGAACACCAAAGAACTGTGGCCCGACATGAGCGGGCCGCCGACCGTGCAGCTCGGCTCTGGCGACATTCGCACGCTCATGTACGCGATCGGCGCGGCCGACGGCTGCCAGAAAGTCGTCAACCGCCTAACGCCAGCCAATCGCCGGGACCAAAAACTCGACGCCCACGCGAGCGTCGTCGTCGAACCGACGAAGATCCGTTTCGTCATCATGTCGGGGCGCGAATACACACGGGGCAGAGAGCATCCTGCCGGCATCGACTTCGAGCATGAGCGGATTTTCGAGCCGACCGAAAACGGACCACACGAGCCCGTCGCGCTCGGCGCGCGCTACCTGCTCGACATCGCAACGCGAATCGGACACGCAGGAGTCGAGATCGATCTGTGGATCAGCAACAAGACCGACGTCGTCGGAATCCGCGGCGCGTACGGCGAGGCCATCTTGATGCCGGAGCGGCTATGAGAGCGAGAGCACGTGACCTGGTTGGCCCGAGGAGCCCGCCAGGCGCAGCGCCTAGCGCGTGTTGAGATCGCCGACCGCAGCCGCGCCGATCTCGACGCCCCAGCGCGCGACCCCTTCGCGGGCGAACCAGGCTCCCATGACCGTGTCCGTCTGTGCGCTCATCGGGTAGTCCATCGTCTCGCGCACCCACGTGCACCAGCCGCAGCGGCACACGGGCGGATGCCCCTCGAACTCGTCGGCCGGGATCACCCACGCCTTGTTGTGGAACTCGACCTCGAGCGAGGGCAGTCCGATCTCGGGCTTCATCTTGTTGGCGCCCGTCGTGAAGGACTCCACCTTGAACCACCAGGAGTAGTCCGTGACGCCGTGCTTGATCCAGTCGATCAGCGCTTGCTGGTAGCCGTTGTTCTCGACCATGATCACGCGCACGTTCGGGTGCCGCGCGACCACGTCGCCCAGGTGCCCGGCCAGAACTGGGCTCGTCCAGGCCCCGGTGACGATCTCAAGCGGGTAGCGTCGGTGGGTCGAAGGGTCGATGGCGAGCACGAAGATCACGTTGCCCGGCCGCTTGTCGCCCGCCAGGTCCACGCCGATGAAGACGGGCCAGCCGCGTCGGGCGACTTCGCCGGTCACAATCCCGTGGGCGTAGCAGCTCGTGAAGGACGGGAACATCCGCTCCTCGTCCGAGAATGCGCGCATCTCGAAGCCGCGGGCGTAGGCGCGCGGGTTGCGCTCCTTCTCGGCCATGAGCCGTTCGCGGTTCCAGTGCGACCAGACGGGAAGGTCGGGGAGCTTGTGCGACTGCTGCACAGGGGGGAGTCTACACCGTCGCGCAGCCGCTCCGGTGGAACCCGCGCCCGCCGCAGTCCTGGCAGGGGTCGCCGTGGTACACGCCGCAGACCTTGCAGCAGTCGTCGGGTCCGAGGGTGCAGTCCTCGTCGGCGTTGTGCAGCACCTCGTCCGCGGCGGCGATACCGGCAAGCAGCATGCCGGCCGTGAAGTTCATTTCGGCCACGTGCTTCATGCCGCCGCGAACCGTCACCATGCCGCCCGCGGTCAGGGCCTTCTTCGCGTCCGCCAGTGCCGCCGGCATGGCCTCGACCACGTGGCGCTTGAGCGCGGCCGTGAGCGCATCGAGCCGCTCGTGCGCGAGCGCCGTCTTGCCGTGCTTCGCGGCCCATTCGACCGCGCCGCGCATCGCGATGTCGCATGCGGCCTTCACCAGTTCCACCGTGGCAGTCATGTGCTGTTCCTTTCGTACTCGGCCGCTGTCTCGAAGCGGTCGTGGACCGGGATGGGGTAGGCGTTGATGCGGCGGAAGGGGGCGTCGCAGGCCCAGATGTAGTTCCCGCCGGCCATGGGTCCCACCATGTTCTCCGGGTGAACGAGCGGCTCGGCGTGCATGTACTCGCGGCCCCCGATGTTGCGCACGACCAGCTTCAGGACGGGCCTGCGTGCCGCGGCAGGGTCCCACCCCTTGGGGCCGCCATCGGGGCCGATCAAGACGACGTCGTCGTGCTTGCCCGTGACGCCGCCGTTCGTGCAATCGCCCGGCCGTCGAAGAACCTCGCAGTGAATCGCGAATCGCTTTTCCATCGCTCATTGCCTCCATAATCAGTATAGACGCCGTATCCCGTACGTCAACACAAAAAACGTACGACAGGATGCCGCGACGCTTCCGAGCACGCGCGCCGCGTCAGTTCAACCGCGTGTTTTTGTGTTGACGTAGGACGCACGGCGCGTATACTCGAATCGTGAAAGAGAGGACGACGATGGCTGCGCCGGAAACCGCGAAGACGACTCACCCCTTCGACCGCGCGGGACTCGGCGCCCCGCCCTACCGCTTCCTGGGCGTGCGGAAGAACTGGTTCGTGGTCTGCCCCGGCGAACCCGGCAAGCCTGGCGGGTCCTGTGACTACTGCGGGCAGGGGATCGCGTTCGAGTTCCACGTCGAAGCCGCGAACGGCAAGCGGTTCAAGGTCGGCTCGGATTGCATCGCCAAAGTGAACCGCACCGCTGTCATCGACACTGAACTGGACAAGGCCCGCCGCAAGCACGAGCGCACGGTCCGACACGAGCGCGAGGAAGCGTTCCTCGTTGAAGGCCGCGCCTTCCTGGCACGCCCCGAGGTCATTGCGGCGCTGACTGCGCGTCCGCACCCGCAAGAGTGGCGCGCTGTGAAGGGCGAAACGCTGGCGGACATGGTCGGCTGGTACATGACCCACGCCGGCACGGCGGGTCGCAAGTACGCGATCAAGACCGCGCGCGCCGCAATGGAAAACCGGGGGCCGTCGTGATGGACACCGACGAGTACCGAGCGCTCATGCGCCGGCTGGCGGACGTGTGCGCGCGCGAGGCCCGTAGCGGGACGTTTCACCGCAGCACGACGCTATACGACGTGTTCGCGCGCGCAGGCGAGGAACGCAGGGACGCGCCGATCGTTCCCGCCGCGGGCTGGAACGAAGACGCATATTCACGCTCCATCGTAGGCGATCCACGCTGGCCGCGTCTTTGGCTGCTGCGGCCAACCGTCGGCGGGAAAGACCCGAATCGCACCGATGATCCTTGGCTGGACGTCGGCGGGGCGAAGTATAACGCGGCCTTCGGCTTCGTGATCCGCGCGCAAAGCGAGAACGACGCGCGGGCGCTCGCAAGCGCGAACGCTGGCGACGAAGGCGCGGACGCGTGGACTGATCCGGCGTGGGCGTCCTGCGTCCGACTGACAGACGCAGGCGAGAACGACATGGTGATGTGTGACTTCCGTGCTTGAGGCTGCACGATGAGCGCCACCGGCCGCGGTCCCCGTCTCGGTGGCAACCACGACGACTACGAAACGCCGGCGTGGGCCGTGCACCGACTGCTCGAGGCGATGCCGGCGCTGCCGCTCGGGCCGTGGCTCGAGCCGTGCGCGGGCTGGGGCGCCATCATCCGCGCGGTCAGGTCCCTGGGCAGGATCGTACCGGCGGTACCGTGGCGGACGTGCGAGGTTCAGGCGAAGTTCCAGCAGGAGCTGCACTCGCTGACTGGCGCCGAGCCCATCATCAAGAGCTTCCTCGCCACGACTGCGGCGGACTTCGACAGACTTCCCGTGCACGTCATCACAAACCCGCCGTTCGCGCTGGCCGAGGAGATCATCCGGCACGCGCGGGCGCTGTTCCCGCAGGCGACGGTCACGATGCTCCTGCGGCTCAACTTCCTCGCGAGCAAGAAGCGCCAGGCGTGGCTCTCGACCGACACGCCCGATGTTTACGTGCTACCGGACCGGCCAAGCTTCCACAACCGCAAGACCGACGCGACGGAGTACGGTTGGATGGTGTGGCCCCCGGAGCGGCGCACGAAGGGGACCGTCCAGGTGCTCGCGGCGACACCGAAAGCGGAAAGGCTAAGATGAACCGGGAAGGAAAAACCACATGAGAAAACCGACGATATACGAAGCATTGGTGAAGAGGCTAGGTCGAAACCCCACTGACTCTGAACTGAAAGCCGAGGTCAAGCGAATCATGCAGGAAGCGCTTGTGGAGGCGGCCTCTAAAGGCAAGTTGCCTCACCAAAGAAAGCGGCGCTGAATCCGATGAACGTCTACATGGTGAACCGCCTGACCGGCGAGCTGATCGAAGCGCCGCTAGACGACTACATGGCGATGTCGGTGGACGACGCGGACATCTACCTCGTCTCGCTCGAGCTGGCCGTGGCCGAGCGCGCGGCAGCAGCCATCGTGAGACGGCAAGAGGCGAGGAACTGATGACCCGCCCTCCTGGACGCCACGCCGACACGCTTCCGGCCACGTGCTGGCGCGAGCGCATAGCCCGCTGGTATTCGGACTGTGGTCCGCTCGCGGAGACGGATGAGGAACGGGATTTTCTGACCCGGTGTGCCCGGCAAACGCGGGCCGGCGCGATCTTGCCGGTGTGCCCAGTGTGCCGGCACGCACTCACTCCCGGGGCGCCCGATGAGCTTTGGTGCTCGAGCTGCCTCTTCGCCTTCAGGATCCCATGACTGAAAAAACCATCGTCCAGTGCCGCGAGTGCTTGAAGCGAGTGGAGGAATGCAAGTGCCCGTGCCGCGGGTGCGGACACACGCGCCTGTGGCACAGAAGCTACGAACACACTTGTGTTGCGTGCGCGTGCGAGTCGTTCGAGCCGTGCTTGCGGGAGATTCGACAATGACAGCGCACGACGTAGAGAAACAGGCTTTGGTCCTTGATCGTACGGCGGTTATTCGAGTGGTGTCAGCCCTGCGGCAATATCGGCAGGCCGCAGTGTTGCTACTTGGTAAGCGTTACGCCGATGGTGAGGTCGATGCAGTGGCGTTACACGTCTTCAAGGCTGAGGTCAACAATGCCGAAGAGGTCCTTTTGGAGGGTGAAGATGGCTAGTTGCACCTCCGAGTTCCACGCCGAGTTACGCCGCTCCGACCTTCCCGTGCCGCAGACCATCAACCACCGCACATGGCCCGAGGAAGGTCTCGTGCTCGCGGAGTGCGTCGCTTGCGGCAGCACGCTCTCGGTGCGTGTTGGACCGGCGCAGGAGGAAGCGTGACCCGCGCCCAACTCCGCGTGCTGTTCGCGCTAGCCCAGCGGTCGTTCGGTACACCGTCCAGGACATCGAACAGGACGAAGTTCGGGCGCGTCTCCGGCTCGGCCGCGTTCGCGCTCATTCGGCGCGGGCTGGTCGAGCGCGTGATCCCGCGCTGGGATGGCGAAGGACCGCAACCGCCGGTGCAGGTCCGCCTCACGGCCGCGGGGCTCAAGGCGCTCAAGGAGGCGCAGTGAAAGTCGCTGACGAGATGACGGCTGATGACGTTGCGGTGCGCGCGGCCGAAGGCGCGGCGCTCGATGCGGCAACGGAAGCGATGTATCTAGCGGAGGAGGCGGCACAAACGGCGTTCAAGAAGGTGAAGAAAGCGAAGCGATCTTCGTCATGGTGGGAGGCGGCGACCGCATGGGAGGCAGCGGCAAAGGCGGCGAAGGCGGCGGCGGCAGCGACGACGAAAGCCGCGAAAGCCGCGAAGAAAGCGGCACTATTGGAGGTGCTATCGGGAATGACGGAAGCGGAAAGATCAGCACTCAAAGAGGTGCCATCAGAGAAGGAATCGGAAAAGCTACTCGTCCGAGCATTCGATCGAGCACTCAAGGATGCCGCCGGATGACGGCTAGTCCTTGGCTTTTCTCTGTCGGCCGCCTAGCCTTCGCGCGTCAGGGTCTCGATGCGCTCGATGGCTGGCGGCACCTGTGGTGGCGGCTCTGGTGGCGCCTGCCGCCCGTGCCCGCCCTCCCGTCCATCTTCGCCGTGCCGCGGGTCCTGCACTGGATCCACGACGGCACAGGCTATCCGCTTTGCGGCGCGCGGCAGGGAGCACCGTGGACGGTAGAGTTTCACGCGGTGACGTGCGCGGACTGCCTGCGGGAGGGGTTACCGTTCGTGATCCGCGAGCGGACGAACACGCGCTGAGGGTTTAGCCTTTAGCCGCCGCGTCGTCAGCAGGAGCGTCGATAGTCCGCGCGTAGAGCGCTTGGCCATCAGCGCACATTACGACCACTGCACAGCCGCACGTACACTCCGTGCGCCCACGGGCCCGGCGGCGAGCCGCCTCTGCCCGCTCAGGGCTCCTGTGCCTCGAGATCACCCGATCACTCGGCGCGCTCGGATGCCCGTCGCCGCCCCCGTGAAACACAGTGCGTCGTACCTCGTACGTCACGCGCTAAACTCGCCGTCGTCGTTGTCAAACGTGGCCCAGTGACCGCAACATCCACCCACCGGGAGATCCGAGGCGTCCTCGGCGAGCATTGCGCGCCGCAGGGCCTCTATGTCGCGCTCCCTCTCAGCGTCAGACCGCATGTCTTTGCTTAGCCCCAGATTTTCCATCGTGTCGCGTTTCATCTTTCTTGCCTCCGATATTGAGTATACGCGCCGTATCACTCACGTCAACACAAAAGCACCACGGCAGCCTGACGCGACGCGCACACCGGGGAACGGCGCGTCATAGTGCTTTTGTGTTGACGGGAGACGCACGGCGCGTATACTCAGTGTTGGAGGTAACGACGATGGCGATACGACGAAATGGACGACCACAAGCCTGCTGCAACTGTCGAAAAATTGTGCCGGCAGGCGCCGGGGAATTGCTTCAGCACTACGACGAAGACGACGATGACCGCGTGATCTGGTTGGTGCGTTGCCTGGACGACGCAACATGCAAAGCGCGCGTCGAGGCAACGAGGGCAGCGAAGGCGACGCGGCTCGCGGCGCAGGTCGCGCGCGACAACGCGGTCAGAGAGTCCGCACTCACTGCGCTTGGCGAGCGTGCCCTGGTCATCCAGCACATCGAGCGCTGGCGCGACAAGCCCTTCATCACGGACTACGAGCGCGCGCTACTCGACGCGCTGATCGCGGCGAGCGCCCCGACCACGCTGCTGGACAGATTGTTGTCGTCGGTGAGGAAGTACCGATCGACGTCCAGAGCCGCCTCTACGGTGGCGGATCCTGGTTCGTGATCGCAGAGGACAAGGTCTGGCACGTCGTGAATAACGGCGGGGACGGTGACGACTGGAGCCACAACAATTTTCGCACGGGCGGGGCGGGCGCGGTCGGCCGGTCGCTGCCAAAAACACCAGAACTCGAAGCGCAGGTCCGCGCTATCGTGCGATCATGAGCACCCGCACCGGCAAGTTCACGAACCACATCGCCGCCGACAAGGTCGGCGAGGGCGTGCCCCGCAAGGCTCTCCGTCGCGTCTTCCACCACGCGAGCCACAAGGAGCGGGCCTACCTCTACCGCAACCCGGGCGAAGTCGCGCGTCGGGCCCGCGCAGCTCTACCGCCGCCATCCCCAGTCGCGCGGAAGCCGAAGCCGCCACGGGCCACGACCGAGCGCGAGAAGCTCACCGCCCGTGTGCGCGCGATGCTCGGCCGGCCGGCGCTCCCCCGCTCCGTGCGCAAATGACCGGCCACAACAAGGCGTGCATGCTGAACGCGGGACTGCCGTTCGAGGCGGTCTGCACGTGCGAGGTCGAGAACGCCCGCACGCTCTCGATAGACGACGGGATCGCGCTCTACCAAAAACGCACTGGCAAGCCCTGGCCAGTAGCAGCCACGAACGCGGCAGCCGACGAGGCCGGGGATGCGCTCGTCTCCGGGTGCGTGAAGGCGCTGGCGCTGAACGTCCCCGAGCTGCCTCCAGCCGCGCGGCGCCCGACGGCCGAGGAGTTCATCGGGTTCTTCGGCAAGCTGGTTTCGGCGCTCGAGGCCGTGGCCCCCTCGCCGGCGAAGGCCGCGGCGCTCCTCGCGCTCGTCAAGAGCCTGAACATCGACGCGAGCGGGGAAGTCGAACTGAAGACGATCCTGACGCTCGTCGAGTGCGTGGCGCCATCGAAGGTGCCGGCCGCCAACGCGAAGCCGGACTAGGCTGCGGGTGGCTCGACGCCCGGGTGATTCTCCGGGGCGAGCCACTGGAGGGTGTGCCGTAGGACCATGATCGCGTGGCGATCTTTCGTCGCTTCAACAGCCGCGACCGCTTCGTCGATCTGCTCCTTCGTCGAGCCGACGGCCAGGATTACTTCCTGCGCTTTGCGGAGCAGCCCCTGCGTGTCCATTGTGTTGATTGTGTACACACGCGCCTGAATGTCAAGTCGTCGCGGGACCGAACGTCGGAGCCAGAGCCGCTTCGCGGCGCGCCTTCAACTCGTCGTAGTTGATCTCCCCGACCATGAATGCCTCGGCCGCGTCGTCCATCGCGACCGTGCGCCGCCACCGCGCAGGCAGTTCAGACCAGCCCGGCGCCTTGCGAAGCAGCCAATGGCTCAACATCTGGTAGCGACTTGCGGGTTGCTGCTTGAGTATGATCGCGAGCCTGGCGGCTTCGTTCTGCACGTCGGCGGACGAATGTCCCTTTTCCAAATCAAGCCCTGCCCCGAGCACGACCAGCTTGCCGAAGCGTTCCACGAAAGGATGGTAAGACGAGGACACATCGGAACTCGATGTTCCCGTTGTTGCGTTCGGCAGCGTGTAGAGAGGCAGCTCCGGTTGTTCCCATTTCAAGCCGAGCGTCTCCTGCGCGAACTGCCGCTTGTAGTGGTGCGCAAGAACGTCAGTGATCGCCTCCTGCATCGCCGCGTGCGGACGACGGTGCCCGGGTTCGTCCGGCAGACCTTCATACAAGGCGTCGGGGCGTGAAGCGCCGTGCATCGCTTCGTGAAGGAATACGTGAACCGCGAATTTCTGCGCGGGCGTCTTCGCCTCGCCGTCGATAAGCGCGGAACGAAGTTCGTCGGCCACGTCCGAATCGAGGACCATCCTGCCGTCAGGATAATGGACGCCGGAGGTCCGACGCCCACCCAGTGTCAGATTGTCCTCGGTCGTTAGCGACGTCACGCCTCTTGTCGGGTACTGCACGGCGTCTCGTTCGATGTAATGCGAGCTGGCCAGTTGCCCCGCGAGAGCGATTTCACCGACGGCTCGTTGCGCCGCGTTCATCATCTCGGCCTGGTTACGGCTGAACGCCTCACGTGTCGTGCCGGTCCATTCACGTTTCGGCATGGGCTTGAACTGCACGACCTTTTCGGCCTCGGCGACGCGGGGCCCGCCTGCCGCAACTGCGGCCGTCTTGGCTTTCGCGGGGCTCACCCAGTAGGGCCGCATGAACTTGGTTCCGGTCTTGGTGTGCGTGATTTCTTTGTCCATGCGCACCAAGCCTTCGCGCCCTGCCATCCGTCGATCGTCATCCGGCACGGCATCAAGCACGCGCAGCAGCGCAAGCGTCACACGGTCGGGGTCGCTGTCCTCGAACTCCTGCGTGACGGTGAAGGCACCGATGCCACGCGGATCTGCGTGCAGCAGTCGAGCCGCGACGACGCGCCAGTCCACGTTGCGGAAGAACGCCCCGAGGTACACGTCCTTGCGGTCCAGGAAGTCACCGGCGTAGCTGTGCTCGTGCACGTCAATCGCCAGCAGCACCGGGCACCCGGCCAGCACCCCCACGCTGTGCCCCTCGACCAAGGCGTTGCGCATGCGCTGCGCCCGCGGGTCCCACACGGTGAGGGCCCAGCCGTGCGTGTTGGCTGCGATGGCCCGCAGGTCGAGAAGGTAGGACTCCCACGACCCCCACGCGGCGCACGCGGCAGCGAGTAACTGCGGGGGCGGCGCGGTCCCTTCCCCGAGCGCGTCGAAGTAGCTCTCGTGCAGGACCACCGCGTCGTACAGATGCGGCTCCCGGCGCAGCAGCTCGCCGTGCTGAGTGAGCCCCAGCCCCGCGCCCACCACCGGGTCGGTCGGCAGCCCCAGCCGCTCGGCCACGGTCCCGCGGAGCTGGCGGTAGGGCACGGGACGGCCCGGGTAGCGGTTGGCGGGCTTGCCGAGCGCCGGCACGAGCCTGTCCACGTACTCGAGCTTCGCGAGCGCCTGCGGCCAGGCGGCGTATTCCTCACGCCAGCCGCCAGCGCCGTCAAGCCACCGCGCGAACGCCTCGGCCCAGGCTTCCTCGGGGTGCTTCTGCGCGTAGTGCCGCGGCACACCGGTCAGGTACTCGACGTGCGTGCGCGCGCGCGGGTCGGCGACGTAGACGTCGGTGTAGGCCGCGGACGGGTCCCCGAACTGCTCGCGCCAGGGCCGACTGGCGCCCAGCTCGTAGGCGAAGAACACGACGTGTCCCAGCTCGTGCCGCAAGCAGCGCCGCACCTGTTCGGGCGTGTAAGCGGTCTCAGGCCGGCGCGATGCGAGCCTCCACAGGGTCGGGTTTGCGAGGAACCAGGGGACGTTGATCGTGCAGCCGCGGTCGGTCGTCCAGAAGTCCTCATCGCCGAAGGTCATCGCCAGCGCGCCGACGTCCAGCCCGCGCCCCCGCGCTTCAGCGTGCAGGAGCTGGATCGCGTCGTCGAGCGGCCCGACCGGCGCGAGGTCCAGGCCCTTGACCGGCACCCCCAGGAGCCGGCGATCGTCGCGGTCGGGTTCGCCTCCTCCTGCCGGCCGGGCCCAGTCCATCATCGGGTAGAGCGCCTCGAGCGCGTTCAACTGGTCCACGTACTGGCGGTAGAGCCGCAGATGCGCGTCGAGCACGCGGTCGCTGATTCCGACGAGCGTACCGCGCAGGCGCGAGAAGTCGCGGGCGTGGAGCATCGAAGCGGCAGTGTATCAGCGTTTTCGCGCGCCGATATCCTCGAGCGCCGTCCGCAGCTCCCGGTCATCGCCGCTCGCCGCAAGGGTCGCGGCGTGCAGCTCCGTCGCGACTTTGGCGACGGTGTTGCGGGCGTTGGTAAGACAGGCAGCCGCTCGGCTCTCTGCTGCTCTGGCCTCCCGCGCGATCTCGGTGCAGCGCTGAAGTTCGGCGACTGCGGCCGTGTACTTCGCCGCAAGAGCTTTGATCGTCGGCTTGTCGTCGCTCATGCTGGCCTCCTTGCCCGCTTGCGCGCGAGCAGCGACGAGATGGCCTCGTCCACCACGTTCGTGATCGTTGGAGCGTCTCGCCGGTCGGCACCAACGCTCGCCCAACCGTCGTGTGCCAGGCGCTCGAGCAGCTCCTGGAGCTTCTGGTAGCTCGTGATCTTGATCTTGACCGTGCGATAGGACAAAGGGACTCCTTTCAGTCGTCGAACAGCAGGTTGCTCGCGCACAACCCGTCGGCGTTCTGCCAGATCAGCTTGCGGACCAGCAGCCGGTGCAGGTAGGCGTCGCGAGTGGATCGCTTGTACCCCGTCTCGTTCCCGATGAACTCACGCTCGACACTGCGCGGCCACGCAGCGCAAGCGAGATCGAGGATCTTGCGTTCGCCTTCCGGGAGCCGCGCGCGGTGGTACGCGCGCAGGGCATCCCCCCGTCGGCAGGGGTTCGTAGTCTGAGCCCAGCGCGGCCACTCCTGACGGCAGGATGTTGATGTTGTCGCCTTGGGACCGAGGCGGATGGTCATGCGGGCACCCCTAGACAACGTTAGCCATCTCGTGTAACCTGCGTCCATATGTACCACCGCACTTCGCCGCACGTCAAGGCGGCTCTGCCGAGCATCGGTGATCTGTGCGAGTACGTCGGCGACCTACCGATCGACGACAACGACCTCGTGCACGGCAAAGAAGGTCCGCGGTGCCTCGTCGTGGAACTCGGCGCGGATTACGTATACGTCCGCTGGCACACCATCGCTGGGGATGACAAGACCTTGGGAAAGTTCACGCACCTCGAAGCGGCGCGCGATCTGCGCGTGATCCGCGCAGCGAAGAGACGAAGCCGGGCTTCCGCGCCGTCAGCGCGGGGCTTGAGGTAAACTGGGCGCATGGAAAACCTTTCTGCGATCTGGGCCCCCTTCTCGACGTGGCAATTTGGCGTCGCCTGCGTCGCCATCCTCGCGATCATCGCGGGTGTCAAGCGCGTGATCCACGCCGGCAAGCCCGCGCTGCTGGAGCAGGGTGGAGTGAAGGCCGTGCTCGCGTCGCTCAATCTCGTGCTGGGTCTGGTCGTCGCGATCCCGGAAAACTTCCTGATGGGTACGACGTTCGGACAGCGCGTGCTCTCGGGCCTGTGCGCGGGGTTCCTGTCGAGCTTCGTGTACTCGGCCATCCTCAAGCGATTCAGCATCGTGAAGGACGCGCCGAATGCTGCCATCGACGCCGAAAAGACCGTGCCGACAACACTTCCTCCTGCGCCATGAGCACCCCGCTCGATACGCAGATCGAAGCGCCTACGTCAGAGGCGCTAGAATCGCAGATCACCCGCCTTGCCCGTTTCATCCTAGAGCATGTGCCCGGCGAGCCTTCGCAGAACGAGGGTGCAGTGGACACCGCGATCCGCATCCTAGCGAAGCACTACCCGCCCGCACCGCGGCGTGGGCTAGTCGAAACAACGGATGCGCTGGTCAGAGCCCTGAACCAATGCCAGTGGGTCAACCGGAACCGGCCGGGCACCATCTTCACGGGCCACTGCATACTCGCACACGGGCACGCGGGGCCGCACGAGGGATGGCCCACGCCGGGTGTGGGGCCAGGCCGGTGGGAACTGCTGGAGGAGGGCGCGTGATCTGGTTGAAGGTCCGCCAGTATTGGAAGGTTGCCTTGGGCGCGCTGCTGGTTCTGCTGGCCGCGCTCGCCTGGGTGCTGGTGAAGATGCTCTCGGCCGGGAAGGCACAGGCGGCGGGGGGAGACGGCGCGCTCACGCGAGCGGTGGTCGCGGCGCGCGAGCAAATCTCCCACGCGAACGCGCAAGCCGCAGTGGAAGTCGCGGTGGCGCGCACTAAGGACACCGCGATCAAGTCCGAACTGAACGAAGTCATGGCTGTGAAAGCTGGAGCCGAAAGGCGCACGCGCCTCGCAGAACTCGGCCGAAAGGTCGGACTCTGATGCGTGGACGACGCTGCTTTCCGACCGACGGCACACGATTCGGTAGGCTTGTTGTCGTCGGAACCGTGAAGGGGAAGCGCAGCACTGAGATGCTGTGCCGATGCGATTGCGGGACTGAGCGTATTTTTCAGCCGTCCAATCTGACTACTGGAACTTCTCGATCTTGTGGTTGCCTGCGACGAGAGGTGTCCGCTGCGCAGGGCCGCAAGTACGTCGCAGTCGCGCGCGCCGCCAGGACGACACACGGACATGCGCGGGTCGGAGCGTGCTCTGCGGAGTACAAGACATGGTTAGGGATGATCCGGCGGTGCCGGTATTCTGGCGACGCGTACCGCTACTACAACGGTAGAGGCGTAAAAGTTTGTCGCAGGTGGGAAACTTCATTCGAGAACTTCTACGCGGACCTCGGAACGAAGCCTATGGGTCCGTACAGCATTGACCGCATCGACCCTGATGGCGACTACGAGCCAGGAAACGTTCGATGGGCTGACCGCAAGACCCAGGCAAGAAATACACGAAGAAGCCGCCTCGTCGAGTTTGCCGGCGCGAAGGTACCGCTGGCAGAAGCAGCGGAAAAAGTCGGGTTGAAGTACGCGACACTTCGGTCACGATTGAATCGCGGGCTATCCACAGAGATGGCAATGACCATGACAGTCGCCAACGGAGCCGAACAGAGACGGCGCAAGCTCATCGAGAACAACAAGCAACGTGCGGCGCTCGCGGAGAAGGACGGGCAGGAGAGGCGCCGACGGCTCGCGGACATCGGACGCAGGAGCGGACTGTGAAAACCATCGCGGAAATCCGAGCCGCCATCGTCGCGGTGAACGCGAAGGTAGACGCGAACCCAGTCTCCGCGGCGAAGGTCGGGGACAAGCTGCCACTCGCGGTCTACGAAGAATACGACGACCTGATGAAGCAACTGCTCGCCCTGCACAAGGAACTGGGCGAAGCGGCGGGAAAGATCGCATGAAGAACACACACGCACAGCACTCACGACCGAAGACGAAGAAGCGAAAGTCAAAGGCCGTCACGCGCCAAGGCTACTGGCGGCTCGACCAGGCGTGCGGGGATTGCGGCACAGGCTTGCGCGGCAACACGTACGTGGATTCGCCCGACTTCACGAAAGCCGGGTTCGGCCCGAAGTGCGACGGCGGCTACAACGGCCGCCCGCGGGGGCGCTGCGGCTGGCGCACAACCCTCTACTGGATCTACGTTCCATGATCCATCTGGTCGCATCCCTGCCCGTTCTCGCGACCCTCGTGTGGTTCGCGTTGTGGCTCACCAAGGCGATTCGGATCCGGCGGCGCATCGACAAGATGACCAAGCTGTCCGACGACATCCGACGCGACCCGAGCAGAGAGAACCTGAACCGCGCCGCGAAAGAGTTCGGCTGGCCGAGGTTGCCGTGAACAAAGCAGGGTCGCCGCCGGTGCCGTTCGAGCGCGGCGGCTTCTCGATGTGGAACGGGCCATGAGCGCGTGCCCAGCCTGCGCCGGAAGTGGCGACTGCAAAGAAGATCACAGTGGCTGCATCGGGCTCTGTCGCGCGTGCGCCGGCACGGGTGAAGTCTCCGAACCCTTCAAGCTGGTACTCGATAGGGTGATCTCGCTGGAAGAACGTCTCGCGAAACTAGAAAAGCGCTTCCCTTCGATTGAAGAACTGATCTCGCGATCTTCGTTCGGCACGCCCAGGGCGGTCGCGATCCGTAAGAGCGCGCCGAAAAAGATGGTCGAAAGGGTTCTGGCCCGCGCTGACGAACTGGCCCCGAAGAAAATCTCATGACCAAAGGAGAACCGATGACCGGAAGCGAACTGATCGAAGCCTGCGCGCGAGCCGCCCACGAGGCCAACCGTGCCTACTGCATCGCCGTCGGGGATACGTCGCAGGTCTCGTGGGACGAGGCGCCGTTGCCACTCCGGAGCAGTGCGCGCACGGGAGTTGCCGGCGTGCTGAACGGGAACACTCCTGTGCAATCTCACGAATCGTGGCTGGAAGAGAAACGGGCCGCAGGCTGGAAGTACGGGCCGATCAAGGATCCAGAGAAGAAGGAACACCCCTGCTTCGTCCCCTACGCCGAATTGCCGCCCGAGCAGCAGGCCAAGGACCACATCTTCGTCGGAGTGGTCAAAGCCGTGCTGACGGCGGCCCCGACTCCCGCCTGGAGCGAAGCGCATCAACAGGCGGAAGCAAGCAAGCCCACCCCGTGACCGGCGACTGGAACGGGCCATGAGGATCCGCATCGCAAAGAAGATCCTGCGAAACCAGAGCCCGGACAGACTTCGGGTCCAGTACGATCCTGACCTGCACTACACGGAAAGGACTTACTCGCGCGCGCTTAGCAGAATGTGGCGCGCGCGCACGACCCTCGGACAGGTCGAGTACCACCGCCGTTGGTGGTGGCCGAGAAAACGATTGCGCGCCGGCATCTGCCGGACGATCGGATGTTGCGTCCCACAGGTGGTGCCATGACCGGCGACTGGAAGCTGATCGCCATCGTGTTCGCCCTCGCCGCGATCCTGTGGTCCGTCGTGCTCGCCGGAGGTTGTGGATGAAGCTTGTCGATCTCCACCCGCGTTTCGTTGACCACGGCGGCGAAGGTGTGACACGTGCTGGCGTTCCTGTTCCGCGGAGCGAAGGCATCGGCGTCATGTTCGACTGCCCATGTGGTTGCGCGGAGCCGTGCTATGTGCCGTTCAGTAACCCCATCAAGGCGGTTGGCGATCTCTGGGTTGGGAACCAGGCGCGCTGGCAACGAACGGGAGAAACGTTCGACACGTTGACACTGACGCCGTCGATTCACCGCGTCGCTCCTTGTGGCTGGCACGGGTTCATCACGAACGGTGAAATCGTGAACGCATGACGACGATCTTCGTCTGGGTTATTGCCGTCTATGTCGTGCTTGCCGGGTGCTCAACGTGATGGCCCCCCGGTACTTCGAGTGCGACGTCGAGTACGCCCCCTACGGGTACGTGGGCGAACCCGCACGAAGAAAAATCGTTCTCCGAGAAGAATTCGCTCAACTGTACATGGGCCTCACGCTCCACATCGACGGGGTGATCGTAGACGCGCGCGTACTATCCGTCGGCGCAGAACAAGCCCCATGGAAACTTGGAGACCCTGGTCCATCATGATCCGATCCCCGCTCGTCATCGTGCTCCTACTCGGCTGCGGCCACGCACCCGCCCCGACGCCGTCCATCCCGTCCGTGCTACCCCCCGTCGCGCTTGACGTTGAGTCCCTGGTGCCACCGGCCGAGCCCGCCCCGGCCGTGACCGGCACGGCGTTCGAGACGGTCCCACTCGAAGCGGGCCGCCATTGCACGCCCGCACAGCCGCCAAGGGCCGAGACCTGCCAGCCCACGCAGGCGGGCCTGCTGCTGTCCGAGCAGTCCTACGCCCGCGCCATCATCGCCAGGAGCGACGCCCAGCGCCTCGGGGTCGAGGTGAATGTCTTGCGCAACCTGCGCACGCAGGAGCGCGCCGCCGTGCGCGCGGCTGAGGCGGCGTGGGCCAAGCGCCTCAGCGAACTCGAACGCGAGGTGGCCGAGGCGCGGGGGAAGTGGTGGCTGGACTGGGTGTTCGTGGGCGGGTTCGTGCTCGGGGCTGGGCTCACGGCGGCGACGGCCTACGGCGCAGCACAGGCGGTGCGATGATGCAGCCCGTGTGCGGCGCCCCCTTCCCGGCCCCCGAGGGCGCGACCTGGCTTCGCGAAGTGCGCTGCGCTCGCCCGCAGGGGTCCCACACCAGCGGCGTTCATCGTCCAAACGGCGCAGTGTTCGTCGTGGAGTGGGGCGACAAAGAGCCCGGGCAGATCGAAGATGGGGGCCCGAACTGATGCACGCCGGTCACGTCTTCAACGGGCGCGTGTCCTTCGACAACGTCCAGGCGTTCGAGCCCGGCACGCTCGTCCCGCTGCCCGAGCCGCACCAATCCTTGCCGCGCTGGTGCTCGCGCTGCTGGCGGCTGATCCGGCCGGGTCGCTGCGCGTTCAGTTACGACACCTTCGACCTGTGCGTGCGCTGCCACACGACGGTGTATATCTCAGGCGTGTTTCGAGAATGCCTGACCGTGCCCTTCAAGCGATGAAGAGAGGACCAGATGGGAAGCGTCTGCTGTAGCTGCAACAAGAACGTCGATGACGGCGGAGTCGTGTGCTCGCTCCGGTGCGCGCAGTCGCGGTGCCTGCGCATCTTGGGCATCGTCGCCCGGCTGAGGGAACTATCGGTTCCCGAGGAAGCCTTGAAACCCATCGTCGCCCACGCACACCAAGTCGTAGGTGAATTTTGGAGCGCGAGCCTTGCGCCGTCAGAAGAGGCTCACCTGGCGTGACCCTGACCGCCGCAGTCCGCCCCGCCGTCCCCTCTCCCTGGCCGCGCAGCCACGCGCTCAAGGTGCTCTGCGCGCTGTGGGCCTCACCGACCATCGTGATCGGTCTCGTGGTCACGCTCGCCATCATCGTGCTCAACGGCTTCAAGGTCCGGCTGCACCTGCGGCACGGGGCGCTCGACGTGATCTGCATGGGCTGGCTCGCGCGGAAGATGGCGGCGGCGCACTGGGGCGCGTTCACCATCGGGCTCGTCGGACACTACTGGGGCGAGAAGTACGAAGACGCGGCGGCCTACACGAACACCTTCTGGCACGAGCGGCTCGGGCACATGCGCCAGCAGTTGATCTACGGCATCCTCCAGTGGCTGCTCTACGCGATCTACATGGGCCTGGGCTACGCGCAGACGCGAAGCTGGAAGGCGGCGTACAAGATGAACCCGTTCGAGCGCGACGCGAATGCGCGAGAAGGAATCAAGACGTGAGCGGCTTCAAGGGAGACCTCCGCGAACCCGCAGGCCAGGGCGTCATGTCCGCACTCACTGCGCTTGGCGAGCGTGCCCTGGTCATCCAGCACATCGAGCGCTGGCGCGACAAGCCCTTCATCACGGACTACGAGCGCGCGCTACTCGACGCGCTGATCGCGCAGATTCGCGCGGGTATGCACGTGGAGGGACCATGAGAGCGCGGGAGAATCTGCCGTGACCCAGCCCTCGACCTGGGCCCCCTACGCCTCCTTCGACGACGCCCTGCTCGGCATGGCACGGCTCGCCGTCTCCAAGTTGCAGTGGGAGATTTTCACCCTGTTCGCGAAGCACCGCGAGCCCCGCCTGATTCGAGCCTTCTACATGGCCGGCAAGGAAAACCCAGTCGGCGCTACTTTTCGTCCGCCCACATCGGAGATCGATCACGTGCTCACACTCGCCACGTGGGGAGAAGAAACGTCCCGCGTGCTGGATCTGACGAAGAGACCGCCGGGATGGTAAGGCTTTTCCTCGGCAACCTCAGCTACCAGGCGACCGAGACCGCCATCGCCGCCGCGCTCCAGGGCCTCGGCCTGGCGCTGGCCGGCCCCGTCTCATTGCCCAAGGACCGCGAGTCTGGCAGCCACCGCGGCTTCGGCTTCGTCGAGGTGGAGGGCGAAGCGGCCGCCGCCATCGCGCTCGCAGACGGGGTGCCGATCTGCGGCCGGCCCATCCGCGTCGCGTCCGCCACGAGCCGGGCGCCAGGGCCGCGCCGGCAGCGGCCGGAGCCGACACTTGCGGAGGAGCGGGAGAAGGACGTCAGGGAGACTTGGCGGGAGGACCGGCATCGGATGGGGCGTCGGTAGTCCCGGACTCCGCCGCCGCCGCCGCGTCCACTACCGCCTTCGCCGCCTGCGCCTTCGCCCGCGCCACCTCCGCCGCCCGCGCCAACGCCCGTGCCCGCGCCACGGCCGCCCGCGCCGGAACCCTCGCCATCGCCGCGTCCGCGTCTTCCGCCGCCGCCGCCACCGCCGTCTCCGCCAGCACCACCGCATCCCACGCCGCCTTTGCCTCCGCCTCCGCCGCCGCCACCTTCCGCCACACCGCCTCGTCGCGGATCATGAGCGCACCGCCACCGCGTCGTCAGCAAGAGCGCGGGCAGCGACCTCACCTTTGACACGTGCAATCTCCACAAGAACAGCAGCGGCCAGTTCATCGTCTTCTGCGTTGTCGGTCGCGAGCATGAACCCGTCGATGATGGACTTGATCTGCATCAGCGCGAGCGCCTCGTCTTGGTGAAGTCCTTCGCGCCCGTAGGGCCCGCCGCCGATCGTCGTTATCCCCCAACTCGTGACGCCGGGGCCGCCGTTCATGTAGCCGAGCGCGACCAGCACCTCCAAGCGCGTGAGCGCCTCGCGATCCCTGCCCGGGACGTCGAACTTCCACGGCTGGCCAGGGCCCCACGGCCGGCGCAGCCACTCCATGAGTTTCATCGGTCTCCTTTCGGCGGCTGAACCCACCCCAGGCACGTCGTCCAGTCCACGCAGCCGCCCACCACAGCCATGAACCGCTCGCGCGCCTCCGCGCACGGCCGCGGGTTGTCGGGGTGATTGACCAGCATGGGCTTGAGTATACTCGCCGTCACGTCCGCGTCAACACAAAACCTAGACAGCGACAGCCTTAGCCTCCGGCTGCACCGTAGGGTAGCTCGCGACGTCCGGGCAACCGACGACCTCCTGCTCGATCGACGCGCAGTCGTGCGAGACGCGCTGAACGAGCGTGCACCAGCCCGCGCGGCGCATGAGGTTGTGCGTTGCATCTTCGGCGTGCCAAGGCGTGGCGATCATGAGCACCTTCCCATCGGGCTCGAGCCGCGAAAGCCAAGTCTGCTCGACGAGGTCCAGCACCTTGCGACGCTGGGCCTGGTCCATGCTGTTCTTCTGATCGACGACGTCATCAAACAGCACGAAATCCGCCCGGCCGCCGATGCCCGTCGTGAAGACGCCACGGGCTTGGACCGACGGATCAAGCGAGAAGCCCTTGCGCTCGAGAAACATCTCGTGGTCCGTCCATCGATCCCCGCGCCGCACGCCGGGGAAGATCGCCTGGTACACCGGCGACTCGACGATCCGCCCGACGCCGATCGTGCGGCGGGTGGCGTTGCCGTCGTCGTTCGTGACGACCTTGACTCGGCGGTTCGAGTCCTGGCCGAGGAGCCACGCGATCATCGGCACCAACAGGGTGCTGCTGTTGTGGACGATCACACCGTCGGAAACGTAGGTGTTGTAGCCCTCCACCTCGATGCCGAATGTCTCCTGCTCGCCCCGATCCTGTGTGCCCACGATCTCGTCCCACCACAACGCGGGGGCCGTCATCCGCAGGAGATGCTGGTTTCCCTCTGCCAGCGCGGCTAGCCGAACCACGCGGCGAGATGTCCCGCGATTCTTGTACACGCGGTGACCCACTTGGTCGAGCGCCACGCCGGTATTCTGCCTGTGCCAATACGCGGTCTTCGTCAGGTATTCGCGATAGGCCAGCGGGATGATGTCTCCGTTGCCCGCCTTCCGTGACCCGGCCATCTCCGCGACCCTGTCGCGGAGCCTTTGCTGCTTCGCGCCCGGGATCGGGATGTGGTTCAGGAACGCGGGCAAGCTCGTGCTCGCCACAGCCAAGCGCCAAGAATGGTGGACCTCGCCCTTGTACCTTCCCACCTTCGGGCGTAGACGAGAGGCAACCCCGAACCGCACCAGCAACTTCTGCACGTCAGCGAGCAGGGAACGGTTCACGGAGTACAACTCCACGGCCCCAATGGTGCTAGAGTCGAGCGTGCCGTCGCAAGCAAAGTAAGCGCCGATGTACTCCGCGACCTGCGCCGGCGGGGCCGTGAAAATCGCGGGCGGCGTCCTCTTGCTGCGCGAATCGCGCCCCATGAGGCCATGACGCCGAGCCCAAACCTGGGGACTGTCGTGCTTCCGCCCCTTCCCCACCGTCGCGGACGACAAGCGAAGGCAAGCGGCAAACCGCCCGGAATCGTAACGGTGGCACCTGAACCCCAGCGAAGAGGCTGCGGAAGCGACCTCCCCAAGAATGCTCTCGTCGGCGTTGGTAAACATTACACTTCCCGACGACAGGCTGCCGTCACCGACCAGGAAGCCGAGAAGGCGCGCCTCACCATCGCGCAAAGGTTGGCACCCCATGCCGGGGATGTGGTTGGTTACCGCCACGAAGTCGCCGGCCCGCAGCGTTTCGGCCGCGCACCAACCTCGCATGGTGAGGAACGGGTGCTCGGCAGTCACGTCGATCTGGCGCCCGCTCGCTAAGCTGAACCGAGTCACCCGCCGCACGCCGTTACAGAACACTCGGCCCCAGGCCGGCCGATACACCCCGTCGCGTGCGTCGTAGGCGAGCACGCTGGCCACGAGCCCGTCGAGCCTCCCTATCGGCACCTCGCTGCCGTCTGACATCTGGACGAGCGCCCCTGCGGGCTGGCACTTCCCGCTGCCGAAATGGGCCTGGATGATCGCGTGTAGCCGCCGCTCCCAGCAGTAGCGAACGTGGTGCACCCACTGCTGGTGCATCGGCGCCAGTTCGATCGGCGCGCCGTGATCGTCCCGGGCGACGAGCCGCACGAAGGTCTCGAAGTCCCGCGCCGCACGGCGCAGGCGCAGGTTGTAGCGAGCGGCCTGGCGCGCGCGCTCGCGGATGAAGTCCTGGGTCACTTCTTGGCCTCGATCTGTCGCCGCTGCCCGAACAGCGCCTCGAACGAGAAGCCGTCGGGAAGCTGGCCCGTCTCCTCGATCGCCGCGATCTGCTCCTCGGTCAGCGTGAGCCAGCCAGGCTGAAACGGCGCACCCTCGACCTTGAGGTGCGCAGTCGGCTTGTCGAACAAGAACGCTTCAATCTTGCGCAGGTTCTCGACGGCAACCGAGAGGTCTCGCGTGGCCGCGACGATCTCGTCGTAGGTCGCGGGCAGCACCTCGTAGTGCACCATGCCTTCTCTATCCCGCCAAACCTCGAGCCGGCCGAGCTTCGCCCCGCGGGCGGCCGTCTTGATGTGGCCGAGGCAGACGCGGATGAGCGACTTGAGCCCGCTGACGACTTGGTGGGTTTCCTCGAACGCTTGGTCCCAGGTCTCGACGGCCTTGACGAACACGCGATCGGTGGCACGCGTCTTGAGCGCGCGGCGTTCCTCGACGTCCTTCTTGGCGGCGTCGACGGCCCGGCGCCCGGCGGGTGACTGCACAACGGTGCCCGCGACCTCAGCCTTGCGGCGTTCGAGAAACGACGGAATGTCCTGCGACGGAAGCCCGCGCAGCACGAGGTTGTGGATCGTCTGCCGCGACACCCCAAACTTGACCGCCAGCGCCGAAATGTTGTTTGTCGCCCGCCAGGCGTGCCAGATTTCCTCGACTACCTCCGGCGAGAGCCGACGCTGGTTGTTCGCCGACGGAGCCTTCGATACCACCTCTGGTGTCAATTTCGGCGGTGGAAATACGGTTTCGTCCATAACATACTAGAGTCACGCACGAATTCCGGCGTTGTCAAGCAAAAGTGTCAACCACGTCAAGCAAAAATTTCTGAATAAAATCAACGAGTGTAAATGACAGTACCGTAGTGACAGGCGTCACACACCACGAAATCGCCCCCTGTCAAGCGGCTGTCAGGCGACTGTGTCAGGCACGACATCGGCGCGCTTTTCTCGACGGTGACGGGTGCGGCGACTTGAGCACGTCAAGCACCTTGGTCGCATACGCGGAAACCCCACATGCTTGACCGCTGTACGCACCGAGCCAACGCAGCGGGTCGCCACCGCAGCGCCTTCGCACCCGCGCAAGGTACCGGACTCCGAGTCGCACGTTGAGCGCGGGGTCGGCGAACGCGTCATCGCCCAGGTGGTCGAACCCGCGGGTCGCGATCCCGCGCTTGACCTGCATGAGCCCGATCTCGCCGGCGGCGCCGCGGGCGTCGCGATCGAAGCGCGACTCGCTCCACATCACGGCGACGACGACCTCGGGCTCGAGCCGGTAGCGTCGGGCCTCGCGCAGGACCAGCGGCGCCAGCTCCTGGGCGAGCCGATTGTGCTCGCAGGCGGGGCTGTGCACGGCGGGGAACAGCGACGCGATCAGGGCGGCGATCACGCGAGGGCCTCAGCGCGCATGAGGTGCCTCACGCCCCCGGTAACGCGCAGCGTGCGCCGGCGATGACGCGCCGCGCGGTGCCGGCGGCTGGTGTGCGGCCGGCCGGATCGGTTGGCTTGCACGGCGCGGGGGATACGCGCCTGGCCGCATTACCTCGCGCTGGGGACGCGTTTGAGGGGCATCGGCCCTCACGCTGCCTTGGCGACCGTTTCGGCGAGCCTGGCGAAGCGGAAGCGCTTGCCGGCCGCGAAGGCAATGCGCAGGAGCCGGTCGGCGGGTGGCATGGTCCTGCCCGTCTCGTAGGCGGCGAGGGTCTGCCATGGGAGTTGCGCACGCCCAGCGAACTCGTGCAGCGTCAGGCCAAGGGCGCTCCTGGCGCGCCGGATCTCGGTGCCGATGGAGTCGGCGGGCTGCTGCTGCTGCTGCTGCTGCTGCATCGCCAAGGGGTAGCATCGGGAGGCGGGCGGCGTCAAGGCGAGGGGGCGGGCCCGGGGACCGGCCGGCGTCGCCCCAGCCAGTGAACCAGCGTTGCCCCGCCCGCGCGACATAATATCCGCATTACAACTTGACTAGTATATCCTATAGTAATCAAATTGTAATGCGAAAATAGTCGTGTGCGTGACGGGCGTGGAAGGACAAATAGCCTTACAAATAGCTTGCTATCAGTATTCGTCGTACTATACTCGTCCAAATGGGCCGACGACCACGCTCCGACCGGTTGATCGACTTCCAGGCACACGGATACCGCTTCGCACTAGCGCAGAGCACGATAGACGCCCTGCCCCGCGCCGCCGACTTCGTCACGCATCTGCTCACCGCTGGCCGCGTCACTCCCGCGATCGCGCGCGAGTACGGCCGCCTCGCCGCCAAGGCCGCGCGGGCCGGGACCATCCGCACGCCGCGCCTAATCGACCAGCGCATGACCAGCTCCGCGGTGAACGCCTACTGGAAGTGGTTCGTCCCGCAGTACGACGCCAAGATCCGTGCCCTCATCGCCGCCTGTGTCAGTCGCAACGACACGCACTCCGCGATGGAGCTACGCAACCACGGGCCGCAACTACGGGCCGGATCCTTGGTGCCGCCAGCGCCCGACAAGACCATCCCGCGGCTCGACTTCCAGGCAACGAATGCCGCCTTCAACGCGGCCACGGCCGAGATCGTCGCCGCCGGGCCCCCACCGCCGGGCCCCCCGCGCTGGTCCGACGTCTCCAAGTACGAGCCGGTCAGCACCACCATCAGTCCGTACTCTGTTTGGCTCGACGAGCCCTGCCCGCACTGGACGCTGCACATCCCGCCGCGACCCGACTTTCCCGTACACACCGACCCGTGCAAGGAGTGCCGTTGTTTGATCCTGGACGACGAGTTGCTCAACCTCGTCGCCGATGGATACCGCTGGGCCTGGGGGGAGCGACCGCTTGCCTCGCTGCCGCCCGACGCGTTCCTGTTCGGCGCCCCGCCGCTCGGTGGCGACTACGTCGTGCAGATGGCGGAAACGGACACCGCGGGCCGCGTCGCCGTGCTCGCCAAGCCTTGGAGTCCTCTCGCACAGGAAGCCGAGCGGCTCGCAGGGACCGTGACGGCCGACCTCGCCGTCTTCTGCGATCGCCTGCGCTCGAGCCCGCACGACGCCGTGATCATCGACCTGCACCTAGCGACGTCGGCGGTGCTCGAAGCGATCAAGGAAGCAATCGGGTCCCGGCTATGAACGAACTGCGCCAGATCGTGGAACGCCTCGACAAGTTGATGCCCGGCGAAGACGGCTGGCGCAGTCGCATAGAGGCGCTCATCGACGACGCGTTTTTTCGCGGGAAAGACGACGTCGGTGCTGCAAGCGTCATCACGCGCTGGCGTGAATGGCTCGCGGTCGTAGAACATCACGACTCGCCGATCTCGACACACCTGATATACCCCGAAGGAGAAGACTTGCCGACGCTGTCGCTAGTAGATGATCCGCTGCTATCGCGCAACCCGGTCACGATTCAAGCCTGTCGCCAGATGGCCGAAGCGCTCGAACGCTTCGTGCAGGACTACCGCCGGCAATGGGTTAAGAGATTGCCGCCCCGGTAGTATCATGACCGCCGTGTGGGCCCCGCCGCGCATCTTGGAGCACGCCGAGACGTTCATCGCCTACCCGGCGACGTGCGTCGTCTGCGGGGACTTCGTTCTCGCGGCCGTGCGCATGCCGAACGACGAGCTGGTCTTCCTTGAGCGCTGGGTCTACGGGCATTGGGACGCCTCGCCCATCTGCGTCGGCGCGGCGCTGTCGATCGGCCGGCCGCTCGTGAACTAGGTCGCGCTCTCCTCGTCCACTCCCGACGGGCGCAGTGGGATGACCGGCGCGACTTCCCCGTGCACGCAGCGGTACACGATCCCGCGGGCGTCGCTGCCTTGAACGATCGTGCCTTCCTCCTTGAGCGTGCCGACGATCGTGTCGAGGTACTCGGACGAGACCTTGGCGCGCTTGAGGACGTCGCGCCGGGAGATCCCCATCGGCACCGCGCCGATCACGTCAATGACCTTCTGCCGATCGCGCTCCCACACGCCGAGCGCGAGCCGCTCGCCTAGATGCCGCACTGACGGCAAGTAGAGATCCTCGACGAACCGCACCGCGCGGTAGACGCTCTCGTACGACGCGAGCCAGCCCACGCCCGTCACTTCGCCCGAATCGAGCGCGTAGAGCAGCGCCACCTTACCTACCAGCGTCGGGGCGCCCGCCATGAACGTCTGCACGCGGTGGGGCAGCACGTTCGTTTGACCGTCGCGCCACCGCGACCAGTTCTCGAACGCGGCCCAGCCTTCTGGCGCGAAGCCCCCGCACGCGGGGAGGTCGGCCAAGTACCCGCGGTAGTGGTTCACGATCGTGTCGCGCTGACTCGCCCACGTGAGTGGCATCTTGAAGTTGTCGCGCTCGCCGTAGAGCAGCAGCATCCGGCCGAAGAACCCGCCGGTCCACTCCTCGAGATCGGTGAAGCTGAACAGCAGGTCCGTCGCGATCGACGACAGGAGCGAGAGACAGATGGGCGGCGGCACGACGGTCTTGCCCTTCTTCAAATTCCGCACGTACGGCCGGTCGCTGGGCCAGTCGTGCAGGTCCATGAGCACCGTGCGGATGGGCTCGCCGTAGCCTTTCTGTGTCGTCTTCAGGAAGTGCCCGAACTCGCGATAGGTCAGGAGCCCGTCGGGCTTCTGTCTGATCTGTGCCACCAGCTCCTCGTAGCTGCCCGGGATCGGCATGACGAGCGAGGAGTCGATGCCCTGCAAGACGTCGATGCCCGCGTCCATGCTGCCGGTCTTCCGGGTCGATCGCGACGGCCCGACCAGCAGCGTGTAGAGGTTCGGCATGAGCGTGCGACCCGCGAGCCACGGACACGAGATCCGCTTGGCCACCATCGCGGCGAGCACCGTCAGCCCGACGCCCACGTGGTACAGCTCCGGCGCGTCCGAGCACGCCGCCGCGTACGTGCAGTAGTTCCGCAGGAACCCCCACCCCTGCGGTAGAACCTCACTCACGCGGTCAGAGAGCACGGGGAGGAACGACAGTAGAGAGACCGATCGCACCTGTCAAGAAATTCTCGCGCGGCGAGAAACCTGTTGACAGCGAAGTCCCGCGCGTGGCAGATGTGGAGTCCTACGCTCCGCGCTTTCGAGGCGCGTCTCCCTCCATGACCGTTCTGTCCTTCCCAGCGCCCGACCGGGCGATCCTCCAGCCGAGCACGCACGCTCGCGGGGCGCGGCCCTACGTCTACCAGGGCAGGATTGATCCGTGGCACGCGCCGGGGCTTCACGTGAAGAACCACTACACGAGCGGCGCGGTTGACGTGGCCTGGTCCCTCGAGCGGGTCGCCGGCCGTGCATCGAGGGCTCCGAGCATGTGGCCGGGCGTCCCCGGCGCCGCCGAGCGCGCGCGCGAGCTGGGGGCGAAGGCGGGGCTGTTCGGCTACCAGCAGGAGGGCGCGGCGTTCTTGGCCGAGCGAGACTACGCCGCGAACCTTGACGCGATGGGCGGGGGTAAGACCGCGCAGAGCATCATTGCCGCCGAGGCGCGACTGTCCCTCGGCGTCGTGCCGGTAGAAACGCCCGTGGTCCTGGTGCTCTGCCCGGCGCTGGTGAAGCGGCACTGGTCCCGCGAGATCAAGCGCTGGACCGGGCACGACAGCACGGTGCTCGATGGACTCCGGCCGGGCCCGCTGCCCACGACTCGCTACGTCATCGCCAACTACGACATCATCTCGGGCGCGCGCCGGCGGGAAGCGACGGGTGTGCTGCGCGACGCGACCGAGTTGCCCGGTTGGGGCGCTGCGCTCGCCGGCCGGTTCCTGGTCGCCATCCTGGACGAGATGCACATGCTGCGCGGCCGGGCCTCGCGCCGGACCAAGGCGATCAAGGCTGTGTGCCGCGGGATCCCCGTCGTGTGGGGGCTGACGGGTACGCCGATCCCGAACTACATCCGCGACGTGTGGTCCCAGGTGGACATCCTGACCGACGGCCTCTTCGGCTCCTACTGGGATTGGGCCCGGGTCTACTGCTCCGCGCATGAAGCAAAGTACGGCTGGAACGACACGGGCGCCGACCGGCTCGACGAGCTGCAACACCGGCTGGCCTTCTTCATGCTCGGCCGCTCGAAGGAAGCGATGGCGCTCGAGCTGCCCGAGAAGCGCCGCGAAGTCTTCTACGTGGACGTCCACGCGAGCCCGCCGAAGCTCGGTGACGAAGTCGATGCGGTCACTCGCCACAAGCTCGTCGCGAGCGGGCTTCGCGCTACCGCAAAAGCGAAACGCCCGATCGTCGTCGAGCAGGCGCTCGAGGCGCTCGACAACAAGCAGCGGGTCCTCGTCTTCGTCTACATGCGCGAGCAAGCCGACGCCGTCGCCAAGGCGATCAAGGAAGCCCGTGAGGTGACCGTGTTCTGCGTGCACGGCGAGCTGAGCCCCGAGGGCCGCGACGCACAGGCGGGCAACTTCCGCCAAGCATGCGCCGCGGGAATGCCGTGCGTGTTCGTCGCGACGATCGACTCGGTCGGGCTGGGGATTTCCCTTGTCGGCGCCGATCTCGTCATCTTCGGCGACCTCCTCGCGGAGCCGCACAAGCTGCTGCAAGCGGAAGCCCGCGCACACCGGATTGGCTCCGAGCACCGCGTGCTCGTGCGGTACCTGATCGCGACCGGGACAGTAGACGAAGGGATCGCCGACCGCGTGATCGCCAAGCTCGCCACCATCGAAGCCGCGCTCGGCAAGGAAGCAGACCAGCAGGGGCTCGGCGAGTTGTTCGGTGCCAGGACGGACGAGAGCATCATCGACGGGCTATTTGAGAAGCTGAAGCAGTGGGGGCGGCGCGACGATGTGCGCGCAACGAGCGTGAAGCTATGAGCTGGCGCCCCGAATCACAGCGCGTGCCGGAACACGGGAAGACGACGCACGGGCGCACTTACGATCCGATCTACGAGATTTGGTGCGGCATGATCAAACGCTGCTACAACCGCAAGCACAAGGACTGGCGGCTCTACGGCGGAAAAGGCATTCGCGTCTGTGCTCGCTGGCGCCACACCTTTGCGGCGTTTCTGGCCGACATGGGCGAGCGGCCGTCGCCGAAGCATTCGATTGATCGGCGTGACGGGACAAAAGGCTACAGCCCCGAGAACTGTCGATGGGCGACGGCGAAGGAGCAAGCGAACAACACCGCGGCCAATCGGCGGCTGACGTACAACGGCGTGACACGCACGCTGAGCCAATGGGCGGACGTTGTCGGTATCGACATGCAGCTATTGAGCGCCCGCAACCGAGCGGGGTGGTCCGTCGAACGGGTCCTTACCAAACCAGCAACGAATCTCGGCGGCGGCCACGGCGGGGCGAAGCTGACAGAACGCGACGTCCGGGCGATTCGCCGATCGTCGAAGTCGAGCCCGGTTCTCGCGCGTGTCTACCCTGTCACGGCGCGGTACATCCGGCGCATTCGCACGAGAGAACGTTGGAGCTACCTCGATGCCTGACACGCGCAGTGCTGACCATACAGGAGCGGCGACCGACGTGGTCTACCCGGGCGGTCCTAGCAAGTGCGGGCCACATCGCGTGGGCAGCTTCGCCGTGTGCCCACAGCTCGAAGCGTTCTCGCACGAACTCGGCCTTCGTCTCGCCGACGAGCGCCCCGCAACGGCAATCGGGACGCTCACGCATGTGGGGCTTGCCTATCGTTACGCCGCCATGCTCCCGCAAGATCGGCAGCCTTCGTGGTTGGTCTACCGCGACCCCCGGACGGGGTATCCCGATCCGCTTCTCGCGATCGCAATCTGCGGATGGAAGACGCCAACCTACGCGCAAGAGGCTCAGCGGATCTTCTCCTGGTACTGCTCCTGGTACAAGGTCAACGTCTGGACCCCCGTGCTCGTCGAGCACCAGTTCGAGGTCACGTTCCCGAACGGAGCGGCGTACACAGCGCGAACCGATCTCCTGTGCGTCGAGAACAGCGAATACGTCCTGGTAGATCACAAGACCGTCCCACGCCTCAACCCCAGCATCGGTCGCGACTACCGCGCCGATCGGCAGATGCTCACGGGGCTGGCGCTCGCCCGCGCCGCCGGCTACGACGTCAAGCGCGTGGTGATCAACGCGCTCTCGAAAGAGCAGCCGATGCCTCAGTTCAAGCGCTACGACGTGCCGGTCTCAGCCGTAGCATTCGAGAGGCTCGGCGCGGACACCGGGTACTACCTCGAGCGCATGCAAGAGGTTCGACGACTCTATCCCGATCCGTGGAACCGACCGCGGAACGCCGATTCTTGCGTAAGAAAATTCGGGCGGTGTGACTACTACGCGCTGTGCACCGAGGGGCCGACGGCCGACGTGATGGCCAACTTCACGAGGAAGCCATGATCGACATCGTCACCGGCGCCGCAGCCGCAACCAACGTCGCTTCGCTCCCAGCGAACGTCATCCTGTACGGGCCGCCAGGCTCATGCAAGACCACCGACGTAGCACAAGCCTTCACGCAGGACGGGCGCTGCTCCTGCTTCTTCATCACGTGCGAAGACGGTGCGCTGAAGCCCATCGTGGCGCGCGGGATGCCTGTCCCCGATCACGTCAAGACCCCGGTGAAATCCTGGCAGGAGATGCAAGAAACCCTCGTGTGGCTGGGCCAGAATCGCGGCGCCTACCGTGCGGTCGCGATCGACACGATCAGCACGTGGACGATGTACCTCTACAAAGAGATGGAGCGGGCGTTCGAGGGCAACAAGAACAAGTTCCTGATCCCGCTCAAGATGCGCGAGTGCTTGTTCACGGTTCGCGAGTGGACGCGCATGATCGGACTGCACTGCGTGATGATCGCGCACTCCTCGGCACCCGAGATGCGAGACGGGGTCTTCTACCGCGGCGGCCCGCTCATGGCCCCACGGAGCATGATCGAGCAGTACCACGGGCTCGTCGATTCCGTGCTGCGTGTAGACCATCTCGCTCTTCCGGGCCGACCCGTCACGCGGGTCTACTGGACCGGCGGCGAAGAATGGCCGGCCGAGCTGGGCGCCTTCACGCAGCCGCAGGACTGGCGCGCGTGGCGCGCGAAGAATCGCGAGGGATGCGGGAAGGCGGTCGTGCCCGCCGACCTCGGGGCGTTCCTCCGATCGAGGACGCCTCCCTATCAGGGGATCTGAAGCATGGCTAAAGAACGTAGTCGAGCGATGTCGCTTGGTGAACTTATGCTTCTGATGGATCGTGAAACGAACAAAGGAGAGACGACAATGAACAACGGACAAGGATTTCCCGGAGCGCCCGGCGGCGGCTTCCCGGGAGCAGCGGGTGCCGCGCCGACAACCGGGTTCGTGCTGGACATCCCGCCCGATCCCACATGGGAACCGTTCGAGACGACGGACGTGCTCGAGATGGACGGGCTCTATGCCTGCCGCATCACGCGCGAGTCCGCGCGCACGGACACCAGCAAGTCCTCGGGCGTGTTCATCACGCTCGAGATCCTGGACGAGGACGCGCGCGGCAAGGTGCTGTCCAAGTTCCTGCCCGACCCCCGCACCACCAAGTCGAACGTCTGGTTCGTCTGGCGCGGGCTCATCCGCTCAATCACAGGCGGCCTCGACGGCGCACGCCAGGGCTTCCAGTACCGTCCGGGCACCTTCGCGAATCAGGTCTGCTACGCGAAGACCGAGCCCTACCTGGACGGCCAGGACCAGCGCACGAGCATCGCGCAGTTCGTCACCAAGGAGGAGTACGACGCGGCCGTCGCCGGCAAGCGGCACCGTTGGCCGAGCAAGCCGAAGACCTCGGCGCTGCCGGGCGGCTTGCCGTCGGCCTTCCCGATGGCGGCGTTCCCGGGCATGACCGGGCCGTCCGCGCCGACCGGGTTCCCTCCCGCGCCGCAGCCGGGCGGGGCTCCGATGACACAGCCGCCTCAGCCCGCGCCGCAGCCGCAGGCAGCCCCGGCGTTCCCTGGGTTCGCCCAGCCTGCGGGGGGCAGCGCGCCCGCACCGAGCGGAAGCATGCCCCCGAACCTTTTCCCGGGCATGAAGTAGGTTGGTGTTTCCTCGGTGGGGGCGGCGGTTGGAGCCGACAGGAACGGGCTGCGAGCGCCGATCACGCTCAACGACCAAGTATCAGTCCCTCGTCTCGACCACCGAGGAAACTTTTTTCTTGAAGCCCGGGATGGGGTGCGGGGAGCGTAGACCCCTCCGATAGGAGGGAGCCCGTGCCCCGTCCCGGGGTTTCGTAGGAGGCCGCCATGTACGTCGTGATGGACATCGAAACGATCCCTGATCCCACGGTGTGGTCGCCTGGGCCTGCGCGGCTCAAGGTCGAGAAGACCAAGCCGACGAAGACCGACCTCGCCTTCCTGAAGCTGGCGGTGGACGCGGTCGGAGCAGGGAAGGTCCACCAAGAGGATGCGAACAAGGCCCTCGCCATCGCCGAACTGTGCGAGGACAAGACGGCGATCGATGCGCTGAGCCCGTTCGCGGACGCGAAGCCAGACGCCGAGTTCCCCCCGGTCTACGCGCACCAACCCATCGTCATCGGCCATCTGCTGCTCGATGAAGCCTTTGCGGTCAAAAGCATCGGCACGGCCGCGGACGAGGAGCCCGCGCTGCTGACCTCCTGGGCGACGTTCATGAACAAGAGCCGCCCGACGATCGTCACCTGGAACGGCCGCGGCTTCGACCTGCCGGTCCTGAACCTGCGGTCGCTACAGCGGGGCATTCCACAACGCTGGTACACGCAGTACCGAAACCGCTACAAGGAAGATCACCTCGACCTGTGCGACGTGCTCGGCGAGTTCGGCGCGGTCCCGCGCATGAAGCTGAACGACGTCGCCCGCACGATCGGCCTGCCCGGCAAGTATGGGATCGACGGCTCGATGGTGGCGGGCTTGTACGCCGCCGGCAAGGTGGACCTGATCCGCACCTACTGCTTGACCGACGTGCTTACGACAGCCTGGATCTTCTTGCGGGTGCTCTTGGTCCGCGGGCAGATCGACGTCAAGGTGTACCAGACCGCCGCACAGGGGCTGCTCGCGACGTGTCGGCAGATGCCCGAGTTGACCGAGTTCGTGGGGCTCATCGACGAGAAGCGGCTGATGCTGGAGGGGTGATGCACCGCTGTCACGCCGAGGGCTGCACCCGGCGGGTCCCGCCGAACCTGCTCATGTGCAAACCGCACTGGTTCATGGTGCCAAGCGCCGTCCGCGACGAGGTGTGGGCCACCTACCGTCGCGGGCAGGAGATCACCAAGACCCCAACGGACGAGTACATGGTCGCCTACCACAAGGCCGTCAACGCCGTTGCAGTCAAGGAAGGCCGGCGATGAAGACGGCCGTCGCGCTCGTGAAGTCAGCCGTCGCCGCCATGACGCTGCAAGACCTCGCCGCCAACGCGCCCCACCACATCCCCGCGATGCAGGCCGGCGCCGAGTGCTGGCGGTGTCCCCTCGCCAACTGCGGCGCAGGCCCAGTGCCGCCGACCCTGCCGCCCAACCTCGAGCTACTCGTGGTCGCCGAAGCCCCAGGCCAGACCGAGATCGACGAAGGCCAGACCTTGATCGGCGCCTCGGGCCGCGAGACCCGCGGAGCGCTCCGCACCGCCGGCTTTGACCCGGACCTGGCCGGGTACACGAACACCATTCTGTGTCAGCCCCCCGAAGGTGACCTCAAGAAGTTCCGCACGAAGTCACGCAAGAAGGGCCTGTCCGACCCCGTCGAGTGCTGCCGGCCGCGGCTCACGGCCGAGATCCGCCGCGCCAAGCTCGTGGTCCTGATGGGCGCGGCGAGCCTCGACGGCGCAGGGGTCAGCAAGTCGGTCATGAAGCTGCGCGGCACCCCCGTTCAGATCCCGGACGGGCCGCCCGCGGTGCCCATCCTGCACGCCGCCTTCGTGCTGCGCGACAAGGGCCGGCACCTTCGCCACGTGTTCCGCGGCGACATGGCCAAGGCTGTCCGCCTCTCGCGCGGCGGCAACACCTGGACGGACCCGAAGTTCTTCGTGGTGCAGGACCACATGCAACTCGCCAACTTCCTATCGCGCCCGCTGCCGTGGTGGGCGGTGGACACCGAGACGGACGGCGTAGATCCATGGACCTGCAAGCTCCGGCGCATCGGGGTCGGGAGCAAGGACGAGGTCGCCATCTACGCGCCGCTGTCCGTGCACGGCCATCCGCTGATGACCGACACCGAGATCGAATCCTGTCGGCGCGTGTTCAATGAATTCTTCGGGCGCGCGCCAAAGCTGTGCTTCCACAACTACTTCCCGTTCGACTCGATCGTGCTCGGGCAACACGGAATGCTCGTGCCAGATGACCGCGCCTTCGATTCGATCATCGGGCACCACATCGGCCGGACTTCCGAGCTGCCGCACGCGCTCGACTTCCTCGGCAGCATCTACACCGACGCGCCGTACTGGAAGGACGACGTCAAGCACTCGAACGTCAAGTCCGACGAGATCCTCGACCGCTACCTGTCCTTCGACATCGCCGTGACGTGGCTGTCCGCGCCATGGATCGCGCAGGAGCTGGCGACGACGGACCAGGAGCCCATCTACAATCTCGACGTCCGCCTCGCCGCCATCGGCCGCAGCATGGCCGCGCTCGGCATTCGAGTAGACACCGCCGCACAGGTCAAGTTCGCGACGGAGTACCAGGCCAAGGCCGACAAGCTCAAGCGCGAGTTCGTCGATGCTTGCGGCCGGGACGTGAACCCCGCGAGCCCCGTGCAGATCCGGCAGTTCCTCTATCACGATCTCGGCCTGCCCATCCTCGAGGAGTTCGAGACGGAAAGCGGTGAAGCCTCGACGGCCGAGCCCGCGCTGCTGGAACTGCTAGGCATGGGCGTTGACCGCCGCGCCGAGACAGTCATCAAGACGCTGCTCGGCTTCCGCGAAGCCGACAAGATCCTCGGCACGTACACCGGCCGCATCGAGGACGGCCCCGGGATCGAATCTCGTCTCGTCGGCGGGCCGCCCGTGCACGCCGACGGCCGCCTGCGGACGACGTGGAAAGTCTTCGGGACCACGAGCGGTCGGTGGTCCTCCGGCGACCCGAACCTCCAGAACGTGCCGAAGAAGCTCCGCGCGATGTACGTCCCGCATCCCGGGAACGTCTTCGTCGCCGCGGACTTCAGCGCGCTCGAACTGCGCATCCTGGCGCTGGTGTCCAAGGACGCACCGCTCATCGACGCCTTCCGCGCGTTTGACGCCGGCAAGGGCCCGGACATCCACGTGGTCAACGCGTGCACGGTCTTCAAGTGCACGCCGGCGGAAGTGACGGACGAGGCGCGGACGTTCGCCAAGCGCTTCGTCTACGGCCTCAGCTATGGTGCCCAGCCCCTCAAGATTTTTCAGACCATGTCGCTCCTGCGAAACGACGACTTGCGGCCCGTGTTCCCGAACATCACGCTCGCCGAGATCGAGCGCGTCTATCACACGTGGTGGGAGATGCATCCCGCGATCACGCAGTGGCGGCGCGACCTCGTCAGCGGGTGGAGGCGCCACGGCTACATCGCCACGCCGTGGCACAAACGGAAGCGTTACTTCATCGGCGGGGAAAATCACGAGGAGCAGTACAACCACCCTATCCAGGGCGGCGCGGCCGACCTTCAGAATCAAGCCGTCCTCGCGCTGGTGAACGCATACCCCTTCGACTTCGCGCGGCACCGGGGGCTCGTGCTCCAGGTCCACGACCAACTCGTCGTCGAGTGCGGCGCGGACGAAGCCGAGCGCGTCAAGCGGATCGTCGAAAGCGCAATGACCCGGCGGATCGATGACATGCTGTTCCCGGCAGCCGCGAAGACCGGGCTCAACTGGAAGGTTGCGTCATGAGCTACGCCGAATCCCCCGCCGCACAACTCGTTGCCTCGCACTGCGCCGCGTGCAACCGACCGCTCGTCGATGCCGTGTCGGTCGAGCTGGGCATGGGCCCCGAGTGCCGCGCGCGCCTGACCGCCGACCTTGGCGTCACCCCAGAGGCCCGCGCGGAAGCCAACGCCATCGTGCACGCGGTCGCCATCGGCGAGTTCCACGGCGCCGACTTCATCACGGCGATACGGCGCCTCGAGGATCTCGGCTTCGCGCAACTGGCCTATCAAGTGTGGTACCGCCGGCGTCGCGAGTTCGCCCCGGTCTACAGCGCGTCGAGGTATGCGAGCGGGCCGCCCCGCGTGATCGTTGAAGTTCCAGGCGAGCCGGAACAGACGAACGGGCACGCAGAAGAACCCGCGTCCAGCGAAGTCGCGCCCCCCGAACCCCCGCCGCTCCAGCTCACCGCCGGTCAAGACCAGGCGCTCGAAGGCGTGCGCGCGTTGATGAAGCTGCCCGGGGCCGGCGCGTTCTTCATCACCGGCTACGCAGGCAGCGGAAAGACGACCCTGCTGCGGGTGATCGCGGAAGACGCGGGCCGCCCCATTGTCATCACTCCCACCGGCAAGGCCGCACTCCGCGTGCGCGAAGCGACCGGGCTCGAAGCGCGGACTATCCATCGCTGGATCTACAAGCCGCAGGAGGACCCGGTCACGGGCACGATCACGTTCACGCGCCGAAACCTCGACGAGATCGAGACGCCCCCATCGCGCTTGATCCTGCTCGATGAGGCTTCGATGGTCGGCCCCGACGTCTGGAAGGACGTGTGGGAAATCTGCAAGTACCTGGACCTCAAGATCGTCTGCGTCGGTGACGGCTTCCAGCTCCCCCCCGTGCAGCCCCCGAACGCGCCGCCGTTCTCGCTGCTGGACCCGGCGTTCATCGAAGGGCTTGGAGCCGAGGGCGTCGAGCTGACCGAAGTGCTACGCCAGGCACAGGACTCCCCCGTGATCCGCGCCTCGATGCGGCTACGAGCCGGCGATGGGATCCGTGCGCTCTACGAGCTGCCCAGGATCGAAACCGCGCAGCTCGCGCAGGTCGCCGTCGAGACGCACAAAATCGGCGGCGTCGTCATCTGCCACCGCAACGTCACGCGGTTCAAGGTCAACATCGGCGTGCGCGCGTCGCTTGGCATCACCGACGAACTCCCGCAACCCGGCGAGCCGCTCCTGGTGCTCAAGAACGCGTACGACATCGGGCTCTACAACGGCGAGACGACCGTGTTCCCCGGATGGAGCAAGCCGCCCGGCCAGCCCGACCGCGTCTACGATCGCTACAAGCAGATCGAGGAGCATGCCCGCTTCGGCGGGATCGCGGTCGAACGCACGATCGACGGGAAGAAATCCGCCGTCCCGGCCACGCTTGCGGTCGAAGAACTGCACGGCCGACTCACCGCCGGCAACGGCGCGATCGCGTCGGCCGCCGGGCGCTGGGCGCGCACCAAGCAGTTGTTCGTCGGTGACAACGTGGCGCCGCATCTGCACGCGAACTTCGGGTACTGCTACACGGCACACCGCGGGCAGGGGTCGCAGTGGCCCTACGTCGTCGTGCTGCTCGAGTCGAGTATCCGGCTCAACGAAGAAGACGGTCGGCGCTGGGCGTACACCGCTGTGACTCGCGCGCAGACGATGACTGCCGTGCACTACGGGAACATCTGATGCTGGGACCGCTCGAGCACGCGACGCTGTTCATCAAGACGCTGCACGTCTTCGGCGGCCTCATAGAAATCACTGCGCTCGCTCCGAAGCGCCGACCGATCAAGCGCTACTTCACGGATCCTGCCATCGCGGCAGAATGGGCGCTGGAAACCAACTGGCAAGGCTACTCCGTGTTCTCGTCCGTGAACCCGCGTTGGGCCTTCGACGGGCACGAGAGCACCGTCGCGGCCACGGTCGCCTTGCCGCTCGACTTCGACGCGGGGAAGCACGACCCGGGCGCCGCGCTCGAGCTGCTGACCGCGCACGGGATCCCGCCATCGATCGTCGCGCGGTCGGGCCGCGGCACGCATGCCTACCTGCTGCTGGCCGCACCGTCCGCGCCGGACGCCGCGAAGCTCACGGCCGAGCGTCTGTGTAAGGTCACGAGCAGCGACCGCGTCTTCAACTGCAATCGCATCATGAGGATCCCCGGCTCGGTGAACTGGAAGGACCCACCGACCTGGGCTTACCTGACCGGGATGTGGGACCGCCGCTACAGCCTAGCCGACGTCGATGCGGCGCTTGATCGGATGGGAGCCCCGACCGTGCGGACGCCCCGCCTAGCCCCACCCCGCCAGCCGCAGGCCCCGCCACAGGACATCCACGAGCTGATGACCCGCATCCCGGGCCACGCGGCCGTGCTCATTTCGGCTGGCGAGCGGAACCCCTACAGCGGTCAGACCACGCGAAGCGAGACGGACTTCTACGTCGTGTGCGCCCTGGTTCGCGGCGATGCGACCGACGAGCAAATCCGCTGGATCTACGAGAACTGCCCGATCGGTAGCCTCAAGTACGCGGCGGCCGGAGCGCACTACCTGAACCGCACGATCGAGAAGGCGCGGCTGATGACGGCCGAGCCGATCCGCAACGGAAGCCGGTCATCGGACGCGCGCGCACTGCGCCGGGCCCAGTCCCATGGTGGAGCGCGAGACGGGGTCTAGGATGTTCGTGACGGTGGAAGGCGCGGACGGAGTCGGCAAGGCCACGCAGGTCGCGCGGCTGCATGCCCATCTCGCGCGGTGTCGCGCCGAGCAGGCGATCAGGGTGTTCTCGTTCCCGCGCTACGCGACCCCGGTAGGGAAAGCAATCTTGCGGCACTTGCGGCGGGAGATCGCCGTGGTGGAAGCAGGCGCGACGGCGCCCGAAGACGCGCTGGCCTTCCAGTGCATGATGGCCACCGACAAGTACGACGCGGCGCCTGAGATCGAAGCCGCGCTCCTGGACGGGGGAATCGTGATCTGCGACCGCTGGTGGCAGTCGGCACTCGCGTACGGACGAAGCGACGGGCTCGACGAAGCATGGCTCGAGCGCATTCACGATCACTTGCCGCAACCGGACCTCAACATCCTGCTCGAGGTCACGCAGTTCGAGACCACACGGCGACGGCCCGTTCCCCGCGATCGCTACGAAGCGGCCCAAGCGCAGCAGGCTGCCGTGCGGGTCAACTACCGCGCCCTATGGGAGGCGCACGCCGCCGACGTCGAATCGCGCTGGACCATCGTCGATGGCGAGGGCGCCGAGGACGTCGTGCATGCGCGGGTGTGGGATCAAGTCCTGCACACGTGGCCGTTTCTCGAACGCTCGACGCCGTAGATCACGCCACAGCCGGTGCGGTGTCGCCCTCGTCGATGTCCCAATCCGCCGCCACGTAAGATAGGGTCCTTTGGAACTTGATGCCGAAGGCGTCAGGGTTGGGGACGTTCCACGCACGCCCGAACGCGGCGGCGGCCTGGCGCGAGAGCGGCCCGAGGTCGCCGTCGATCTCGCCCGAGTAGAACCCGAGTGACGCGAGCGCCTCCTGGATCGCAGACGGAGTGAGTACGAAGTCAGCCGCGTAGCGCGCCATGATGGCGTGCTCGGCCACGTCCTGCCAGCGATCGCGGGGGGTGCAGGCATTGAGCACCTGAACGGCGTCCGCGCCCGTTCCGAGAAAATTGAAGTGCCATTCTTCAAACCCGCGGCTCTTGTCGCGGCGGTAACCGTACCAGCCGTGCGTCGCCATGTAGTCCCAAAGCTGCTCGTAGACGAAGCCGCGAAGCTTGCACGTTGCTTCGATGGCCACGTCGTCGGCCAGTCCGACATTGTGTCCACTGTACGCGGGCGGCTGGACACCTTTTTTCGTCTCGGCAGCATCCAGCGACGCTTCTGCCGAACTGAACAGCCGTGAATGCACGAGCCCCCCGTCAGCTTCCATCGCCATGAACGACGCGTGCGCATCGGGGTGGATCAGGAGCGCACGCTTGGGCATGAGGTTCTTCCGGCCATCCTTTGCCTCGTAGATCCCGCGGACGGAGGACGGCAGACGAATGAGCTTGATGTTCATCGTCACTCGTTCGGGTCGGGCACAGTCGTCGTGCAGCGGAGGTCACCGCCGGGCCGCCCGGTACAGTTGATCTTGAGCGCGCCAACGACCCTCCGCGTCCGCTGGCCCTCGTCGCGGATCTTTCCTTCGAGGGTCATCTGCGTCTCGCGCAAGTCGTTCCGCACGGCGGTGATGTCACCCTTGTAGGCGACTCCTCCACCACTCAGCGCCGCGGCGGGCGTTGCGTGAACAAACTGGTCCTCGGTGTGCGCCGAGATCCGATACCACGTAGACGCGATCGATAGCAGGCTCGTGCCAAGGACTATGGCCGCGCCGATTGTCACGACGATCGGGACGTGGATACGACTCAACGGGACGAACTTGCGCGGGTGATCATCGTTGCTGGTGGGATTCTCGCCCGTGGTGCTACTCACGGCGCCAGCTCCACCGTCGCTACCAGCAACGCAATCGCCGCCCCCGCGCTTGTGCTCGTCACCTCGAGGTCGAGTTCGTCGTCGGCGGCAAAAGCGACGGTGTTCACGATGTTCTTGAACAGCGCCGTCGAGCCCGCTGTGATCGTCGCGGTGAGCGCCGTGGCCACGCCGTTCTTGAGCACGGTCACGACCATGGCCGCGCCGAGCGGGTTCGTCACGGCTTTGACGCGGAGGTTCGCCACCGTGCGGGCGGGCAGCGCGTACTTCTGGAGCGCGGACAAGATCGGCACCACAGCCACAGCCCCGGCGTCGGCCAAGTAGCTTGTTGTCGCGCCCACGGCCAAACCCAGGTGCCCACCCGAGAACTTGAGCGCGCCGTCGGGCCCCGGTACGCCGGCCGCACCGGGAGACCCCACGATCCCGCCGATGCCGCTCTGGACGCGGTCGTAGCCGAGCTGCGGCACTAGATCGACTCCGCAGCGCGGATGGTGAGGGCCGTCGCGGCGACGACCCCGGCGACCGCAGTCACTTGCACGAAGATGTCCCCGGACATGGTGCCGACCGCGCGGAAGACGGCCCGATGCGGCGCAGCGACCTCGCTCGAGAGCTTGTGCCACTTCCCGGTGCCGGCATTGCGGACCCAGGTCGTGAAGCTCGCCGTGGCGGCCTCTTCTGCGTTGAATTCAGGTGTGACGAGATGTCCTAGCGTGTCGAGGTTGGGCGTCGCTTCGGCGTTCAACACGAAGATGTCCGCCGCCGCGGGCGGGGTGACGTTGGGATCGGCGTCGGCTACGAGCGGGAGCGCCTTCACGCGGGAGTGTCGAAATTCGAGCGCCATAGACGTGAGCCTATCACGAAGTCTTGCCGGGTTTCCTGACCTGTGACCACAGGAGATGGCCTGCAACGACGCCAAGCGCGAACGGGAGCACTGGGTGCTTCTGCGCGAACCCGAGCGTGACCTCGCTGATGGTGGCTCCCGTCCCCGGGGGCTTGTCCTTCTCGACCACGGCCACGTACACGTCCCAGGCGATGAGCACCGCGATCACGGCGCCCAAGATGGAGATGGTGATCCGGCGCCTGGTCATGTGCGCGTGTCCACGATGGCTTCGATGGCTTGCACGGTGGTCGCCGCACGCACGAGGTTCTTGACGGCGGTGCCGCCCTCGAGGACGGTGCGCACGCGAGCCATCGCAGAAAGAAAGAAGTTGCGCACGTCATTCTGATCGTTGAGCAAGATCGTCCCGCTGCTGTCCAGGCGGTTGAACTCCACCGGGTAGGTGAAAGCCGGGTCGCCGCGCGCCGTGAACAGGCCCAGCAGGATCACGCGCGTGTCGAGCGCCAGCCCGAACTTGATCCCGCTGGCGGGCGGGTACTCGAAGCCTGCTGTGAACAGTTCCTCGCTCTTGGCGTCGATGGCGACCATCTGCGCCGCGCGAGCTACGGCCAATTCTGGTGCGCTCGAATCCAGCGCCAACTTCTCGGCCGCGTCCATCTCTGCCAGGCGATCCCCCGCGATGATCTTCCAGTAGCGTTGAGGCACCGCTGCGGCCACCAGCGCGTCGTAGTCACTGTTGTCGCGCCCGCTCGCACGCCCGACGAAGATGTGGTCGGCGGCCGGATACCTGGACTCGTCGCCACTTGTGTCCACGATGGCGATAGGGCTCTTGCGGATGACGATGGCCATGGGGAGGCTCCTTACAGTGCTGGGTCGGCGTAGTCCCGAATGTCGCACTCACGATAGACCGGGCTGTTGACCGGATCTCCGTGGCGGTTCACCGAGCCGAAATCCTTCACGGTTCCCGTCCCGCTCGCCACGGTGCCCGCCGAGAACTCGCGCATGAAGTACTGGAGTTGAAGACCCTGCCTGAGCATGTCTGGTCCACGGATCTCGAAGATGGCGCGGATCTCGGCTGGCGTCAGCACGTGGTCGTACACTCGCGCGTCCTCGATAATCCCGTCCCAGAACGGAGCCGTGCCATCGTCGCCACTACCCATAGCGGCGTTCTTGCTGTTCGTGTTGGCGGTCGTGCTTTGCGCGAAGGTGGCGCTTGCCGTCCCCACCTGCACACCGTTCTTGTAGCCGATCAAGTTGCCGCTCGTGCCACCGTAGTTGCAAGTCACCGCGTAATGCCCCCACACCCCAGCGCTGAACTGTGATGCGACGGTAATGGACTTGACGGACTCGGTGTCGCTCGCACGAAAGCCACAGAACAACCCGCCGCTGGCGTTCATCTCCATGTTGGCACGGCTGGATGCCGAGGTACCCGGTGGCGGCCCCACTGCGACGGAGATGATCGCGGCACCGGCGGTGATCGTGGTCGGGTTCACCCACGCCATCAACGTGCAGCCCGCGACGTTTTTGAGCACATTGATGTCCGTGCCCAGGTACACGCGCATCGAACTGGCGGCTGTGAACTGCAAGGACATGCGATCACGGCAGCGGGATGAACACCGCACGTTGCAAGTTCCAGTCGCCTACCAACTCCGTGCCGCCCGTCGGATTGATGCGCGTCAGTTCGTACTGGTAGTCGTCACCTAGCACGATGGGCGTGGCCATGGCGGCAAAGGTGATGGTCTGGCCCTGCACGATGTAGACCGAGGATGCGTTCGATGGGATCGAAAAGTCCGTGAGCACGAGGCTGTTCCATGCGCCCACCGCCACGCCGGACTGCATTCTGCGGTAGTAGAGCTTGAGGCCAACCGTTCGCGCTGCTGCGATGGGGGTCTGCGCACGGGCCTTGAACTCGATGTACAACCGCGTCGCGCTGAGCGGTGTTCGCTCCTGCCAGATGACACCCTCTTCCGTCGTGTCGTCGAAGTTGTGCTCCAACAACATCGAGTTGAGGCTGCTGGGCGTCAGGGCCGCGAAGGCGTTCACCGCCGCATCTGCCGTGACCGGGAGTCTGAACGCGCCGGCCTCGATGAATCGGTAGATCACGAGCGGGCGGTTGAACTGCGCGAACGCGATGGCGTCGGTGCCGATGGTCGGGTTAGTGGTGTTGGTGCATATCCAGAACGTGTTGCTCCGGGCCGTGCCCTCTTTCACGATCACGCGGGTCTCTGGCGTGATCTCACCCGTGGTATCTGCGTCGGTGGCTCGCGACCACGCGCCGGCCGCAGCGACGTAGATGCCGTTCTGGCTGGCCGTGGTCTGGTCGTTCACCAGGATGCGGTCACCCGCGATGGGCGTAACACCGTCGATGGCCGCGAGACCAGAAAGGCCGTGGTTGCCGACGGCGGAAAGACGACACGCCACCTTGTAGTCGTCGAAGCGGCCCTTGTCGGTGGCCGACATGAACCCCGCCACGCTCGGAGTCGCGGCAGGATGCTGCGTTCCGCCGCCCCGAACGCCGTGCTGCGCGTCCGTGGCCAGGACACCGACCTGCACATCATCGGCGTTGGCGATGATCGAGCCGTCAGCGTTGGCGACAACATCGAACGTGCGATCTGCCGAGAGATCACCGCCACCCGTGAGCCCTGCGCCGGCCGTGAGCGTCCGAGTTGTGGGCACGGAACCAGCAGCGTCAATCGCGGACCACGTGATCGGACTGTCATCCGTCAGGATCCAGAACGTTTCGTTGTCCGTCTGCCGCGCGATCTTGCCGACGTCGGCCGGAACAATGGTGTAGCCGGTGCCCGCAATGCGCGCAGCGGCGTTCGCGAACACGAATGCGTTGGCGATGTGGACGTCGCCGGCTGTTACGTTCTTGTGGAGCGACACGCGGTCACGTCCTTGTCAGCACGTCACCGTCGCCTACATAGACCAGAGTCCCGGCCACGGTGAGCAGGATCTTGTTGATGTCGAAGCCGCTCGTGGCGTCCACGTATGCCTTCGTCGCGGCGTCTTGGGTGTCCACGGGATTCGCGATGTTCTTGACGTTGAACCCGCCCCCGTCAAGCGGGCGCTGCTGCTCGTCCCGCGCCAT